GCGTAAGATCGTCGGCAGCGTCAGATGTGTATAAGAGACAGGTCTTACAGATGATCGAGTAATTGTTAAATTAAAGATACTATGTATCAATATGGGTATAAAGAAATTTAGTGATTTACCAGCTGATTGTAATCAATTGGATGTATTTAAACTATGTGAATTGCAAGAAATGAAAGTACATCTAAGTCGTATACGAACTTTGAATCCTGTTCTTAAATCTAAAAAAGGTAAAAAAGCTCTAAATAAGACTGAAGTTTTAACTTCAAACTGGGTTAAAGCACGAATAAAAGAACTCGATTTAGAGATTCTGAAATTAAAAGAGAAACTTACTAAGTTCAACGAAGAAACAGAATTTGATGATTCTGCTGCTCCAATGTGCTTAGCTGCTTAAAATATAACAAGGAAGCGATAGGGAAAGTACGTACGGGAAATCTTAAAACATTAACCTATTTAGCTTCCTTTAGTTTTTAACTATTAAAATCAATTGTTATGAATCAAGAAACTAGAAATAAGAAAAATGCTAAATACCAGCAAAACTTACAGAAACGTTATGGATTAACTAAATCCTCAGATTATAAAGCTATGTGTAGCAAAGGAATATCTTTGTCAGAAAATATTAAACCTATGACAAAGGAATTTGTAACTACTCGTCGTCATGATAAAATAGTAAGTAGAGAAGTATATACTTATAAGTGGACTCCTAAAGCTACTAATGCACGAAAGGAGTATCATGAAACTAAAAAAGACATAGCTAGTATTCCTAAGAAACCTACACAGGTATCTGATAAAAAGGATAAAAAACAGTTATTAGAAGAACGTCCTTATTCTGGTTACCATAAAGAATTGGTACAGAATCTATATGGTAGCAATAAAGCAGAACGCATTGCTAAACAACAAGCTTATAAAGCAGCTCACGAAGAGAAAATTAAGAAAGTAGCTAAACAACTTGCAGAGTTCAAGATGTCTAAGAAGCTACGATATTTAGAACAAAGACCGTATAAAGTAGTTATAGCTACTACAAACGATAAAGAGTTTAAGACAAGCTACTCTAATCTACCTATTGAACAACTTACTGAAGTAGTTACTAAACTAAATACAAAGTTATCTGATAAGTATAGTAATTATGAATCTATTACAATAGTAGATAGAGCAACTTTAGAAAAGAAGTGCTTTGCTAAACATTTGCCAGAGATAAAGCAAGCAGCGTAGAGCGACAGACTTTTAGCAGGATAGTCTATAAAGAATCCTGCCTCATGGGGTATTCAGCTAGTAGGCAAGCGCAGGGTACAAGGAGGAATATTAGAGAGACTCTAATACACTATTTATAGTGCTGCAACCAATCGGCATCATGGGTTCGATTCCCATATACTCCACTAAATTTATACGCTATGAAGATAAGAGGAAAAACAGTATATGTCTATGATATTGAAGTATTTCAAAACGTATTTCATTGTACTTTATTAAACACTGAAACAGAAAAATTAATAAAGTATGAATGTTCTGAAAGAAAAAATAACATAGAAGAAATGTGCAATCTATTTTTGATAGAAAATGCTTATTTTGCAGGTTATAATAATATTCATTATGATAACCCTATCATAAATTATTGCATTGAATTTTTCTCTAATTCTAAGTATTCGTATAGTAAAATATGTAGATCTATATTTAATTTATCAAATGTTATTACACAAGATAAAGATAATATTGATAATTGGAAACGTTGGAAATATGCTAAAAATTTTCTAACATTAGATTTACTTACCATGTTATATAGTAAAGCGTTACGAGTTTCTTTAAAAGAAATGCAAGTAACAATGATGTATAAAAATGTTCAAGAATTTAATTGTGATTGGCAATCTCCATTAGCATTGCAAGAAATAGATGATATGATCAATTATAATATAAACGATGTATTATCTACTTATGAATTACTCAAACGATGTGAAAAAGATATTCAATTACGAATAAATATTGAAGATAATTATCATATAAACTGTCTTTCAAAAGATGGGGTAGGTATCGGAGTAGATATACTTCAAAAAGAATATATATCTAAAACAGGAATTGATAAAAAACAATTAGAAGAATTACGTAGTCCAATGGATTTTATACCATTAAAAGATGTAATACTTCCAAATATTGAATTTAAAAATCCAATACTTAAAAATCTATTAACTGAAATGAAAAGTTTAACTGTTTCACCGGGTAGAAACGGTTGGAATAAAAAGTTTTTATTAAATAATTTAGAAATTTCTATTGGAGTTGGTGGTATACATAGTATAAACCAACCTGAAATAATAATTCCAAAAGAAGATGAATTATTATTAGATTCTGATGCTAATTCACTATATCCAAGTCTAATTATTCAATATGGTTTTATTCCGCCTCATTTAAAGAAAGAAGTATTTTTAGATATATATACTAAAGTATATACAGAAAGAATAGCTGCTAAAAAAGCTAAACGAAAACTAGAAGCAGATACTAAAAAATTAACTTTAAACTCTGTTACAGGTAACTATCAAAATGAATATAGTTGGTTATACTCTCCATTCGCAGTTTTACAAATTAGAATGAATGGTCAATTACTACTTTTAATGCTCTGTGAGAGACTTTTAGAATTAGGAGCTACTATTTACCAAATAAATACAGATGGTGTTTTGTATAGCCTTAAAAAGGCTAAATATAACGAATTACAACAAGTTATTAAAGACTTTGAAAAAATAAGTAAATTAACATTTGAAACTGAAGAATTTGAATGTTTTTATCAATTAGCTGTAAATGATTATTTTGGTAAACAAAAAGATGGTATAAAAGAAAAAGGAACGTTTTTAACTAAAACTGTATTAGGAAAAGGATTAACTCCAACGATTATACCATTAGCTGTAGAAAAATTCTTTCTTGAAGGAATTAAACCACAAGACTTTATTCCAACTATTAAAGATATTACTAAATTTTTAATATCTGAAAAAACAGGTAAACAATGGACAGTTGAATATAATGGTATAAAACAACAAAGAACAAATAGATTTTATGCATCAACAAATGGATATTTTTTATATAAATGGAAGATAGAAAATGGAGTAAAAAAATATCAAAATATGTTAACAGCATCTGGTATTACTCTACTAAATAATTTTGATGATTTAAAAAATGATCCTAAAATAAATTATAATTATTATATAACAGAAGCTAATAAAATAATAGCGACCCTAAAAACAAAACAACTAAGTCTGTTTTAACAGATTTTATCATATTGTATCAAAAGACTAGTTCATAAAATACTATATTATGATACTAGAATTAGATACAACATTATTAGATATTTTTGGAGAAATATCAATTAATCAGTTAGTATTTTTAACTCTTGTGTTGAATGATAATCAAAGTAATAATCAAGACGTTCACAAGTTTCTCAGCCGAATAAGTGAAAACGATATACAAGAGTTAATCGACAATGACCTTATCTCCTTTACTACTTCAGGAGATAATAAAATTTATAGTCCTACAGAAAAACTATTATCAAGTGTAAAACAAGATAAGACATGGTTTGATGAGTTCTATGAAGTATTTCCAGTGTATGTTTTAAGACCAGATGGTACTAAAGGTTTTTTACGATCTAATATAAATAAGTGTCGTAAAGAATATAATCGTATCGTAGGTAAATCTAGAGCAATGCATGAACACCTTCTTCAATGTCTTCAATATGAAATTGAAAACAAAATGATAACTGGTAAAATAGGTTATATGAAGACGATGTGGAAATGGCTCACTCAACATGAGTGGGAGGTTATTGAAGAGCAAATGAGTTATGAATCTGAAACACCTGTAAGTTATGGAGAATACGGAACAGAATGCCGTTAAAATACTACCTTTTGAGTCAATATCTCAGGTAGCAAATAAATCCATAAACTACATTAAAGCTAGAAAAAATCATAGTATAGTATCATTAAAAACTAGATGGGATAAATTCAATAAAGCTACTGGCGGAATTGAACCAAATATGATATTTACTATAGCTGGTATATCAGGTAGTGGTAAGAGCTCAGTTGCAAATATGTTAGTAATGGATTTAATTGATCTTAATCCCGATCAGGATATCGTAGTATTATACTTTAGTTTAGAGATGGTAGACTACAGAAACGTTGGTCGTGTAATAAGTAATAAAACTAAGAAAACTGTATCTGAATTATATAGTTCAGTAGAAACACTTAGCGATGAAGACTTATTAAAAGCTGAATCGGCAGCTGAAACCATTAAGAAATACAATATATACTTTGTTGATAAAGTATGTAATGTAGAAGAAATAGGTAATACTATAGATTACTTTCATAATACTGTAGCTAACGGTCGTTGGCTAATAGTAGTATTAGACCACGTTCTTCTAGTAAATGGAGAAGGTGGAGAAAGAAGTACAATAGTCGATTTACAGAAAATGTTTATACAGAAGAAAAAACTTTCTAACACTAGTATAATACAGCTTTCACAGATGAATCGTAATATTGAAAGTCCTGATAGAATTAATAATCCAAGTACTCACTTCCCAATGAGAAGTGATTTATCAGCATCTGATGCAATATTTCAAGCTAGTGATTTTGTTATTGCTGTTCATAGACCAGAGATACTTAATCTAGCTATATATGGAGTACGTCGTCTACCTGTAAAAAATAAGGTTTATATGCATTTTTTAAAAGTAAGAGATGGTGAACCATGTATATTAGAATTTGAAAACGAACTTCAATATGGCAATCTAATTGAAACAAATACTGCAAGTGCTGAAGAACAAAAAGTAGTATTTAAACAAATTAAAAAAGGCTGATTATGAAAGGTTTTACAATTAAACTTCCGAAACAAAATATTGACCCTCAGGGTTCTTTGAAAAATCGTATATTAAACGAAGTTAAAAACCGCTTACCGTTTGCTAAATGGTATGGAATTCACACTCCGGAAGATCCGGAATACAGTATATCATATGCAGGTCCTGAAGACTTGCTATGTTTTGGATGCAACCGAAATGCACATTTCTCTGCATTCAATAAAAAATATTATCGACCGACATGTTCATATGATAATTCACTTACATGTCCGTTCGCAAATCGAGCATTTAAGTTGCGTCAATATGATGCTATTTCAGAATTTGATTTAGCATTAAAACGATTAGCAGAATATGCTAAGATTATGGAAGACTATGAAGAAGATCGTGGTTACGATTTTACTTACATGGGTCAACCTGTACGTATTTACCAGAAGTTTATTCAAATTGGTTATACAATCATTCCTATTGATAATCCTAGTCTGTTTTTGAATAACTATCGTAAAGCAGATAAAAATAATATAGTAAATGTTATTATTAATATTAGTAACAGTACTACTGTTAACAATATTCTCAACAATGAATAACGAATAACTTTACATTGTGTAAAATTTCAGTTTTTGTCAGATAATTTCAGAATCTCACAGATAAAGCATTAACCTATTTTAATATGTTAATACTACCAAAAGAGAAAAACAAACCAAAGGTTAATAATCCAAGATTCTTAATTCTATTTGGTCGACCTAAATCAGGTAAAACTACTTTATTATCAAAGCTTGACAACTGTCTCATTGTAGACTTAGAAGGAGGTTCAGAGTTTCTAGAAGCTCTCTCTATTCAAGCTCGTACTATTGAAGACTTAGGTAATATATCTAGAGCAATTGGTGAAGAAGCAGCTAAAACTGGTAACAAACCTTACAAATATATTGCTATAGATAATGCTACTAGATTAGAAGAAATGTGTCTAGGTTATGCTAAGATATTATATCGTCAAACTCCAATGGGTAAATCCTATAATGGAGATGATATACGTACATTACCAAATGGTAGTGGATATATGTATCTTCGCATGGCAGTTAGAAAAGTAATAGATATGTTTCGTAATCTATGTGATAATTTTATTCTTATTGGTCATACTAAAGAAAAGATGATTAATAAAGAAGGAGAAGAATTATCAGAAATGGCACTAGATTTAGTAGGAAAACTGGGTGATATAGTATGTGGTGAAGCAGATGCTGTTGGTTATGTCTATCGCAAAAAGAATGAAACTATTATATCTTTTGAAGGTGGGGATAATTCAGTAAGAGAAGCTAGAGCTCCTCACTTACGAGGTAAGAAGATAGTTATCGCAGAAAGCGATGAAAATAATGTTATTAATGTTCACTGGGATAAGATTTATTTAGACGAGTGTGCAGCCTGATTTAAAAACTTAAAAATATTGAAATTATGACATATAGTAAAGAACGTGCAGCAAGTATTAGCAAAAGTGATATTAAGTATATTCCCGCTGGTATTATTGAAAATGTAGTATTGAAAAGTGTAAAAACAGAAGTTTCTCCGAATGGTAATCAATTCTTAGAAATTGTTTTTGAGAAAGATGGAGCAACATTAACCCATACAGAGTGGAAACCTACACTTGGTGAGTTTGTAACTACAGAAGAACAACTCCAGACAAAAATGGATAAGCAGTATTCTCGTATGTTGCAGATACTTAACTGTTACTATAAAGATGAAGAGCTTGACTTTAATGGAGAAAGCTTTGAACAGTTTGCTCAGTGGATTACTGATATGCTGAACAAAGTAGATAAGAGTAAAAAACTTAGAGCGAAAATAGTATACAATGATAAAGGATATACTACTTTACCTAATTATGCTAAGTATACTTTTATTGAACCTATGGAATTACCAGAAGGTAAATCATCTTCTATTGCTATGCTAAATATTGACCAATTTACAAAGCCTGTTGTAGCAGATAAAGAAGTAAAAAACGATAATCCGTTTAGTGCAACTTCATCTACTACTAATACACAAGCTTTTACAGATAAAACAGACGATCTGCCATTTTAATATAAAGTAGATCATTATTAATAAATAAGGGTAGTGTAAAAGCTACCCTTATTCTTTTTTTAATCATTAAAACAAATCATCATGGTAGAAATAGAACATATTCAAGATATAGAAAAAGATCAACCTGCAAAGTCTAGTGCGAAAGAGCAAAAATTAAAAGATCCTGTAGATGCAAATACGGAAACTCAAGATACTAAAATATCTGAAGCTACAGAGCATGATAAACAGATTGAAAATCAAGAAGATAATACACCTGAAAATAATATTTTAGTTAATAGTAACACAAATATTCATGATTTAAAACCTGGAAATAGATTTTATGGTAGTATAAAATATAACAATCCTAAAGGAAAACAACAAGCACAGCAAGGTATTTTCTTAATATTAACTTCAGAAGTAAAAGGAAAGAAAGGACAATCCGGAGAATATACTATGACAAATTGTACTGGACAAAAGTACAAAGTATGTAGTGGAGCTATTAAAATAGCTAATATAGCAGATCTCAAAAAGAAGAAAAAAATAGAGAAAAAAGCACTAGAACAATTTGGAAGTAAAACAGAAATCAAAGAATTGCTTAACAAATTAGAAGAAGAATTTAAAAAGAAAGAGGAAAAAGAAAAGGAAAAAGAAGAATTAAAGAAAATTCAATTCTCATTTAGTTCACTAGAACCAGAAGACAAGCTTAAAAGTTTAATTAAAGCAGGTATGAATAACATCTGGATGGTTGGTCCAGCTGGTTGTGGTAAATCAACTATAGCTCGTAATACAGCTAAAGAACTAGATATTCCTTACTTATGTATTTCTTGTGGTATTGGTACTTCTGCAACAGAATTTACAGGATATAAATATCCTACTCGTGAAGCAACTAAGTTTGCTGAATTCTATGCTAAGAAGTCAATAATCCTTATAGATGAGATGACTGCACTCGATCCATCTGTAGCACAGGTTATTAATGCAGCATTAGCAAACGGTGAAATAGAAACTACTACAGGTACTGTTTTACGACATCCTGAATGTATCATTATTGCTACATCAAATACTTTTGGTAATGGAGCAGATCGTCAGTATGTTGCTAATAACCAACTAGATGCTTCAACAATTGACCGTTTTACTGGAGCAATAATTGAAGTAAATTACTCTGTTAAATATGAGTCACAATTTGATCACGAAGTAGTAGATTATATTTATTTACTACGTAATTGCATTAAAATAAATTCATTACGCCGTATTGCATCTACTCGTATGATTCAAGCAGCAGAAAAGATGAAGAAAGTAGGTATGTTAGACTGGAAAGATATGCTTATTATTAACTGGTCTGATACTGAAAAGAATATAGTAAAACAATATATTCAAAAAGTAGAAGAAAATAAAACTAAACAAAGTGTTGATTCAACAATTGAATTTATACGTAACCGTTTTTCAAATTCTACTTCAACAATGGAACTTAAAACAGCAGCGTAATGAAAAAACTGAATTTAAATATTAATATAAATTCATTAGATGAATTTTACAGAGAATGTGACAATATTGAAGGAGGTAATCCTGCTGAAATAGATAATATTGAAAATCACGATGACCCTGGTTTTAGAGGATTATCTACAGCAGAAATACATGATTCTAAATATAGTTATACCAAAGGTTTAGATAATCTAAAGAAAATAGAAAAGGATATAAATCTAGGAGGTCGTAAACATAAATATAAGTACGATGATTCTGATGGAGATGATATGAACTTTGATCGGTACATAGAAGGTCTACCTTGCCTAAAGAAAAGAATACCTACACATGGTATAGGTACTGGTAAGTTCGTTAAACTTCATATTTCTATATGTGAGAATTGCTGGTGTTCAGCTAAAAATCTTATGATTCGTGCATATACTGCTATGAGAATAATAGATATGCTAGAATCCCAAGGATATCGTGTTCAAATATCTGCATATGCAGATAATGAAGATCCTGGTTATTTTAACGGAGAACCTATAGGATTTCTTGGAGTTGAAGTTATAATTAAGAAGTTTGAAGATCCTTTAATTAAAGGACAAATACTTACAGCAATATCTCCTTGGTTCTTTAGATACTGGATGTTTAAATTCTGGAATGCTAAATTTAAAATGAATTGGGAATACGGACATTCAGTTAGACCAATGAAGAAAGAAACAACTTCTGACATCTACATTCAGACAGGCGAAGCTTTAACTGATGAAGATGCAGAATCAACTATAGAAAGAATATCGAAACTATTTAATAAAGAAGAATAGTTTCAACTACTAGGAGGATTTGTAACAATCCTATATGGCACTATCAATTTAAGGATATTAGATAATTTATGGAAGCGTGAGCCTGCACAGCAGAAATAAAAATCTATCTCTGGATAGGCGTGGTTCGATTCCACGACTAGTAGCAAACTAAAACAGATTGCATATGTATAGTAGAAAGCGAGCAAAACTCCCAGATAATATTACTCTAGATTGGATACTTTCTAAAGTAACAGAATATGATATATATGCAAAATATATAGGTCAATTTAAAGTAGGTATGATATACAATAGTCCATTTAGGAAGGATAAAAATCCATCCTTTGGTATTTACTATAGTAAACGTACTAAACAACTACTTTTTAAAGATCATGGAATAGGTGAATGTGGTAATGTAATTAAATTTGTATCATTATTTACTGGTAAAACAGAATATAATGATATACTATCAGATATAGTAGATAAGTTAAACATTACTAATAACACTAAACTCGTTAGCTCTAAGCAATATATACCGCCAACTGAAACAGTAATTGGTGTAGTACGTCAGGAATTTACTGACGTAGATATCAATTACTGGAAACAGTTTAATATTTCTATAAATACTCTAAAGAAATTCAATGTAAATAGTATTAAATATTATTTATGTAACGGAATAGTAAAGGGTACTTATAAACGAGAAAATCCAATGTATGCATATAAGGTCTATAATAACTTTAAGATATATAGACCATTAGCAGATAAATATACTAAGTGGAGAAACAATCTTACAGACTATGATATCCAAGGCTATGAGCAGTTGCCTCAGAAAGGTGATATATTATTTATCACAAAGTCCATGAAAGATGTTATGTGTTTGCATGAAATGGGTTATCCAGCAGTTTCTCCATCTTCAGAGAGTACATTTCTACCTAAAGATGTATTAGAGCAACTTAAGGCGCGTTTTAAGCGTATTATAATACTATTTGATAGAGATACTGCTGGAGTAAAAAGAAGTCGCAAATTAAGCCGAGAAACAGGCTTAGAAGCAATGTTTATTAACAAAAAATTCAAAGCTAAAGACGTATCTGATGCTGTTAAAGCAAATAGCTTTGAAGAGATAAAAAATTGGTTAGATGAAACTATTAAAAACTATAGGTAAAGTAATAGCATTACCTTTTGATTTAGCTCTAATACTTGGAAAGTTGTTATTAATTCCAATCAAATTAGTGAGTGTGTTGTTGCATGGAGAATTTACTGAATGGAATAAAAAACGTAAGTTTATAGCAAATTCAATTAAAGAAATGTTTAAAGCTTTTAAACATAATAAAGATTATTCTTTCTTACATTCAGTAGGATTTACGGATGAAAACGGTAATTTCTCTGAAAGAATTGAAACGTTTAAAATAACTAAAGATAGTGTACAACATTATATTGACTATGCTAAAGCAAGCCTTAAACAAGAAAGTGCGTAATGCTACTAAACAAGAAATAGATGGAATAGTATTTCGATCTAAGTTAGAAGCTTATACGTATTAGAAACTAAAGGAAGCAGGTATATCAGCTGAATATGAACAGCACAGATATACTTTACTTCCTAAGTTTGTATATAATAACTCTACAGTTAGAGCTATTACTTATTTACCAGATTTTGTAGGAGATGGTTTTGTTATAGAATGCAAAGGATTTGCTACAGATTCTTGGGCAAATAGAGAAAAACTATTCAAGTATTATTTAAGCTTGAATGAACCAGATACTAAATTTTATTTAGTAAAGAATAAAAAACAAGTTGATGAATTAATCAACAAATTAAAATCTTAAATTTTCAGATTATGGTAAAGAACGAATTTATTAAAATAGGAGAACAGATAATTGCAAAACCTAAAGGTGCTGATTATGATTTAATACCTGGTAAAGTATATGACCTAAGTTGGAATAGATGGGAAGATTCACCTATATTCAAGGAAAATGGTGAATTAAATCTACCAAAGAAAGTCTATTCTACTAAAACAGATAATATATTTAAGAAGCGTATTATAACCTATTTTAATAAAACAAATACAAATACTACTGGTGTAATGCTAGCCGGTACTAAGGGTACAGGTAAGACTGTAATGGCAAAAATATTAGCTAAAGAATCAGGTTTACCTATTATTGTAGTTAATCCTGATTATCCAGAAGGCAAACTTATTAAGTTTTTTAAGTCCTTTACTACTCCAGTATGTGTTTTGTTTGATGAAGTTGAAAAGAACTTCAAAACTGAGTATATGCTAGATTTCTTAGATGGAGTTGAAAAGACTGCACAGAAACTAGTAATTATGACTTGCAATGATTTAAGCAAAGTTAGTCAGTATATGCAAGATCGCTGTTCACGTATTCGTTATTTACGTCGATATTCTCCTGATGAAAATGCTGCATTCTTACCGATGTTAGCTGATGATTTTGGTATTAAGAACAAAGAAGAAGTAGTAAAATTCTGTAAAGAGAATATTAAACTACTTTCTATGGATAACATTGTTTCTTTCATGAGTGAAGTCAAAATGCTAGAAGATGAAGATATTAGTCTTCAGGAAATCATAAACATTATGAATATATCTACTGAAAATATACCAACTAAAGTTAGTGATACTGTAGAATATGACGATGAGTATGATAATGAAGATAATGAATATAGTGATGATAATTACGAATGTTGTGATGCAGCATGAAAACAAATAAGGCTAGATATATTCTAGCCTTTTAACTTATATAAACATGAAAATATGCGGTATAAGTGATATACATGGTAATCTCATTGAGAATATACCTGAGTGTGATGTACTATGTATATGCGGTGATATAATGCCTTTATCTGTGCAAAAAAATATCGAACAGTCTAGGCATTGGTTTTATAATAGATTTGCTAGTTGGGTCAAAAGACAACCTTGTAAAAAGGTTATCTTAGTACCAGGGAACCACGATTTTATAATCGAAGATGCGTATAATAGAAAATATCTTAATGAATTAAAACAAGATATTTATGTAAGAACAGATGATAAGTTAATAATACTTATAGATGAATTATATACATACGAAGATATTAAATTCTACGGTACACCTTGGATTAAGCCAATTGAATTTCAAGAGGACAGATGGGCATTTAGTAGATTTGATACTTACGAAGATATACCACAATGTGATATACTACTAACACATGATAATCCATTTTGTAATGAAGCTCTAGATGTTTTCTCCTTTGGAAAGAGTAAATATCATTTATATGGGCATTGGCATGATGGATCTAGTGACGTAAATTCTGGAAGATACAATTGTTCTAGATTGAATAGTTGTTATAGTTTTAAAAAGAATTATGAATTTGTAGTGTTAGATATTATGACAGAAAAAGAAAAGAAACAAGTAGAACAAGCATTCTTAGATAAACTTATTAGTCAAGCGTACAATAATAATGTAGCAGATTGGCTTAAGACATTTAAAGAAGTTGAACTACAACAAGATAAAGAAGATGAATTAGTTTGGGATACTTCAGCAGAAGTTCCTGAGTCAGCTGTAATTAGCGACATGGAGGATTAAGTATGAACAAGATGGTAATTGATACTCCTTACTATGAGGATATGTCTCGTTACTCTAATAGTGATATTGGATATTTTCTTAAAAATGGACCAAAAGGTCTAAAAGATTACAAAGAAGGTAAAGTAGCAAAATTAGATTATAATTTCCTTGAAAAAGGAACTATGATTCATGAATATTTACTTCAACCAGAAGAATTCTGGAAAGATTATATTATTCTTGATTTTGCAACACCTAAAGTAAAACAGCAAAAGGATTTATTAGATGAGTATCATAGACTTATGCAAGTAAATCCATTAGAATCTCAAGATAAACTCAAACTATCTGCTTATAAAAAAGCTTATAGTAATAAAAAATCTGATGAGAAATGTATTGAAGAAGCTGAAGGTCTTATTATGATTTATCAAGATTACTTAGAATATTTAAGTAAAGTAGATGAAAATAAAAAGATAATTAGCTTTGCTGATTTACAAATGCTTAAGAAGATTAAGGAGAATATTCAAAATCATAAAAAAGCAAACGAACTGTTGTTTAATTTACCATCTACTTTTGAAACTCATAATGAGTTCCATATTAATTGGGAAGTAGAAAAATTTCATAATATCAAATGTAAATCTCTATTAGACAGAGTATGCTTTGATCATGTTAACAAGAAGATAATTCTTATTGACTTAAAAACTACTGTAAATGTATATAATTTTAAACATTCGGTAGAAGAATACGATTATTATAGGCAAATTGCTTATTATGGATTAGCAATTCAATGGTATATGCAAGAGGTATTAAATCTTAATTCTGAAGAATATGATTTTGAAGCATATATTATTGCTATCGGTAAGGATGCTAATAATGAAATTAGAGTATTCAATATGAAAAATGATACTACTCTCAATGAAAAGATCGCTTCAATATCAGAAGCTCTCCGAAGAATCTCAGAACATATCAGTACAGATCAATGGGACCATACACTTGAGTATTACGAAGGTGATGGAACAGAAGAGCTGTAAATGTTATGAAAGACAAAAAATTGTGGTTAAATATAGCAACAAAACTATTCTTACTACCATTAATAGAAGAAGAAAACAGTTTAAAATGGCTAAATAAAACCACACTTGGAATATACGTAGCTGACACAAATAAACCAGAATGGGAAAATAAAATAATTATATGCTATGACAGAGGAGCGTTTCCAAATGAACTTAAAGTGAGATTTAAGAAAAACAAAAATTCATATGCTGAATATACAGAATTAATAAACGGAAACGCTTACAAAGTCATAGCATTTACCATACCCCCACAACTAAAAAAAGATTTTATACACTTACTAAACGGAGAATACACCAAAGTAAGTATACAAACTCAAAATAAAATATTAGACCACTGGGGACCAATAAGTAGTAAAGCTAGAAAAATAGCAACGCATTTTTTTAACGGATACAATTATTCATATTCCGTTAAACCAAAATTAAATGAAGCTATTCTAAATCTAAACAATATACCAATAAAAAAGGCGGATTTTAATCCGCCTTTATCTTTTTTATAGCCACAAAGAATTAGTACCAACCTAACCTCGAATTGTATTACAAATCATCTCTAATGTAAGAAATTATTTATTTCCTATGAGGCATTACCTATACGACCCAACTGTTTAGCTCCTGGAGTAAGTCTAATTGCTTGATCCAGCAACTTATTAGATACTAAATGTTTACCAGTACTATATTCTTCAAAAGGATCAAACATCTGCATAAATAACTTAAGTATATCATTTATATAACTCATAACAGGAAAAGGATCTTGGAAAAGCTTAGTAAAAGAAGTAGGTAAGACATAGAAAGTCATATCTGTAAATAATCTATAAGCCTAATACTTTATTACCCACAATATTTCCTATCCAAAGTCATGATCATCATCATCTCCAGGATTAATTAAAGCAAATATAGCATAGCTCAAAGCTGCAACTGAAAATTCAATAGCTGACTTAATTACGTTTCTCTTCTCGTCATCGGTCATAGTACTCCACTTCATCACCTCTATCTAAAGTTGTTTAGCTTTAAATATATTAGTAGCAAAGAAATTTATCATACCAGCTGTATATTCATTTCTAAACAGCCAAGAAGCAAAATCTCTATGCATACCACCTATTTCAGTATCGAACACAGAATCGTAATATCTCTTTTGATAACGTCTCATTACAGTAGGTTCAATCCATCTACGTAAAGACAAACCAATCCAACCATACCATTGAAATTCAGCAGCTACAGATGCTCTATCGCTATAATTACCGTGCAGTGAAATTAGTACCTTCCTAACCTTGAGTGAAAATAAGTTTTGCTACATTTTATCAAAATTAGCAACTTTATCATCTACTACTAACTAATTATTCTCATCAAAAGTTACATAATCATACATACTACCTATTACTTTACCATTATCGTCTTTAGCTTTCATAGTCATCAAACAAGCAGTTAGGAATCTGATCTACATCTCATGCTCACCCATCTTATTCGGAGTATATAAGATATCGCTAACAGAATGTCTCATAAAACCTTCTAATGATAAATTCTTATTTGATTCAAATATACCAAACCATTCAGCCAACTAATTTAATTTATTCTGTGGTACAGCTTTATTGACATCTGCTAGTAAACCGTAAAAGTTCTTAGCAAATTCTTTAGTAGCTCTAGCATAGTCTTCTTTCGTAGTATGCTGTCCTGCAACAGCTTCTTCTAATTGATTTACTTCACCCACCAATATATTATTGAGTGCTGCTACCATATTACCAGACATTACTCTCTTATTAGACATACCAACTATCCATTTTATTAATTTAGCAGTATCTATTACTTTATCAGAGTACGGTAATTTAATTTTACCCATATCTTGTACTCTATTTCCATAGAACACCTAATCCACCCAAGAATCAAACTAATTCTAAGTATTAACTTTATGACTGGATACTTTATTTTTATTACCTTTTAACAAAGAAATAACATTATCCTGAGTTTCTCTACTAGCTAACAATGCCTATGTTTGCAGTATTAAAGACTCCAAATCACGTTTAACTAAGTAAGTATCAGCAGCATCAGCCCATTTATAAAAGATAGTAGGTAAATCAAAAGATTGTTCATCTTCTGTTATAATCCCTTCTGCATAATAATACATAGGAATTTGCCGTATGCGTTTACCATTTTCGTCAACAAAAGTACCGCGGATATCATCGTCTTGCATAGGTAGCATTTCTGTCTATAAGTAGTTCTTTATTGTTGACGTTACACCATCGCTATTTACTCTTTCAACACCTCTCTTAATAACGCTAGGTAACCTAAAGTTAAGACGTAATGAACGTGGCATTGAATAATCATATGTTTTTATAAGATCTAAAAATAATTTATACAACTACCATTTAGGGTCATTAGAGTCTTTGTATTTTAACATCTCCACATACTTAGCATTTTTATATATAGCAGGATTAGGTTTACGATACTTTTCATCTAAATCTCGTGTCAAATCATCTAATTCCTATCTTATATCAGCAGTAATAGTACCGTCTTTATACATAGAAAACCAAGATTTTCTTTTATCTGCACTAAGTTTAGCATTTTGTATAACTTTTTTTCTTTTTTCTTCATCCAATGGCTCTAATATAGATGCTAAATCTTCATCCATTTGTCTATTGTAACCTTCAATGTCAAATATAGGATTGTTTGTTCTAAGCCATTCTTCCCAAGCTGCTTGCTGTTCCTAAAAAGTTAAAGATCCATCAGAGAATATTCTGTTACGTTCTTTTTTAGATGCTTGCAAATACTCTCCACCAATTGGATTAACCAAGTAAATAACACCATTGTCAGTTACTTCTACAAAATCATCAAACACCTTTCTCAGGTCACTAAAATTAGTAGTACCATACTTTGCTTTGTATTCTTTTAGTACTTTACTTATCTAAGCTCTTAATTTAATCATTCGCTGTTCTTTATCACTAATTGCAAAATCGAATCTTTGTACTATAGCTTGTACAAAAGGATCTTTAGATTCATAAACTGTACCAAAGTTAGCTAATATAGAATTGCATTCAAACCCAGATTCAGCTACATGTCTTTGAGCATCTAACCATTCTCTAGTTTGATACTCTATATCATTACTGTTATCTCTTAAATACTGTTCTATATGTTGTTGAACTCTCAAATTAAAATCTTTATCTGATTCGTTAGGACCTTTTGGGTTGTTTTCTATATACTTCTTTCTTTCTTCGTTTTTAATTCTATATCTAACTATACCTACGTATGGTAGAATTTCATTTAAATATAGTTTAGAACCAATTGTATCACAAGCATCTAATATGTTTCGTTGTGCCTACTATAATTTATTACAAGCAGTTTCTATAGCTCTCACATTATCGTCTCCAAATATATCAGAATACCTATTAGCCAATCCTGATATTCTATTTACTATATCATAAGACGATGCTATTTCTCTATAGCTCTATAATACATTTAAATCCCATTTAGCATCTTTCCCTTGTTTATATCTTTCCTATATCTGTTTATTGAGTCTACCTAAATGATCAGCTGCATAATTAGTGTACTAAAGTAAGGCATCTAATTCTGTCATGTTTGATATCTTTTCTAACAGGTTTGCAGCATCTTTAGCTTGAGTGCGATAACTTCTGCGTAGCTTAAGAACCTGTTCTTGAATACTTAGTTTTTTCTATATAGTATTCATCAAATTAGTAAGTTCTTTGAGCATTTGATCCACTTTTTCAGTATCATTTCCAAAAATAGTTTTATCACCAAATATATTATATTCAACATCAAATTTAGTTTGTTGTGATTGTGTTATCTGATAGAAACCTTCTTTCTTCATTTGACTGTTAGCTTCTTCATTAGTACCAAACACAGTACTTAATCCTGCTTTACTTATCTTACCTTTATCAACGGAATACACAATCGGTATAATTCCCACTTTAGAAATAGGTATACCATTTTGCTATAGTATATACTTATACGCAGATAGCTGAAAATCGTAGCCGTCTTTTTCAGATTTTAGTCTAAATTTTTTACTAGTAGAAAACAAAAAGCCTCTCAATCTTGATCCTTTTTCATTGACTAGATACCCTTTATCGTTTTTCTTATTGTTATAATTTATTAATTTGGTTTTAAAATCCATTAATACATACTCGCCTGTTTTCTTATCTTTCAATATTAAGTCAGCGATACCAGCAACACCATGTTTAGGGTCAGCTAATACTGCTTCAGATGCAACAAAGTCATAATTTTGTTTAATATGATTAACTACATTAATTAAGCCTTTTATAGCTTCCCTAGACATACTATCTGTAAATAGTTGTATATCTAAATTGCCCTTCAATACTCCTTCTAAAACAGCGTGTATATTAGTACCATTGTTTCTAGCTTCTTGAGATATTTTAGCTTGCACCTGATCTTCCAATGATGCATCATAATTATCGTAATTAGCCTTTTCTTTAAAACCTGTAACAGATGTTAATACTTCACCTGTTTTTTTATCTGTAAATCTATGTTCTACTTCATCAAAGGTAACAGTGTTTGCTAAATTTTGTAGTATCTTTCTTACCTAATCCACAGATGGTATTTCTTGATGAAATACTCCAGACACTTTCTACGTATCGTCTAGCTGTTTACGAATCAAAAAACTATCTGTAATTTCGGCAAGCAAAGCTTGTTTGGCATATTTATTATCAAACAATTTTTTAACAAAATCTTTGAATTTCTACCACCAATTTCTAGCTTCACCATCCATATTAGCCACCCTAATACCTACAGCTTGTACCAACTATTCTTTACCACCAAACGTTTCAATTCCTTCTTTAATTATTGGAGCATTAGAAAACATTTCTACATAGTAATGAGCATATTCGTGAGGAATGGTATCTTTTCCAGATTTAGTCATATCTATCAACGCTTGCATAGCATCTAAATCAATAGATCCAGCATATCCACCACCTATGGCTTCTACAAATTTCAATTCTATTTCTGGATACAGCTGTTGCATGATATATGCCATTCTTTGAGAACTACTAAACTACTATGGAGTTTTAGCATCAGGTCTAGAGTATACTTGTTTACGTAATTGCGCAAAAGCCTCCGAAGAAGCTTTTGCATAATCACCTTCATATTTATCCCACAAATAATATGCTTGGTTTTCTCCAACCATATCTTCAAGAGTTTCAAACTCTTTCTTTACTTGTTTATTACTAAAATTTGGACAAAACGGAGTCATATTAATTAATTTTTACATTTATCTTTAATAGCACTACCTTTCTAATCACTATCTTCAGATTCTTTATTGTTATTTAACTCATCACCTATCTAATTGTACAGTGCCTAAAATACAGAAGACTGTTCGCCGAAATAATTTACAAACGTATATATCTACTTATCGGAATTGTTTTTGTATATTTCTATAGCAGTGTTTGCAGAATCACCAATGATTGCTATTTTCTAGCCATTTGCTGTGGGTATTTCAGTCTAATCTATAGATATTACATAAAATTCTTTATTTTTAAATCTAGCATAGTCTCTAACTGGCAAATGATAACTGAAAGAACTGTCCGCTATAAAATACACAGCATCTACAGTATCTACTAAAGCTCTTTGCTGTTCAGAATCATCATTGGCTTTTTGAGAATTGAAATATTTAGAATAATCTATACTTCCACTTAAAGCATCATCTATCTTATCTAGAGTAGTATTAGTATTATTCATATAAATAGACTATTCTTTCTCATTCAAACTATTGAATCCTAATTTATTAAAATCATTATCCTACCACAGTAAAGACCTTATAGTGCCGTCTTCACTAATGTAACCATCAGCTCTTAAAGCAAACGACTGTCTCTTATTACTCTTATATCCAAGTTTATTAACTTTATAATATACGGGATTAGAAAATGTTGTACCTGTTTTTTTAGAAATAGAAGACACTTTTTCTCCAAGACGATATAAGTCATATCCATTAGAAGTGGTTATTTTAATAAAAGGACTATAAGTATTAGTACTTCTATTAAATAACGAATTGGATCCTTTAGTAATAGTAATCACATCATTACCAACAACTCTTTTGATTACATATTTGTGATTTCTAGGAGATATAGTAGGAACATAATTATCATCAGATACAGCTAATAAGCTAATTACGTGGTCTTTTTCAGTATTAGTCATACCTGTTGTTCTACCCATAACATTTTCAGCAATATACTAATTAAATGTCTTTCCACCAGCTCTTAAGTTAGCTAAGTACTGTGGAGGAATAATATCGTATACTGTAGTTCTAACAATACCACCAGCATTTGAATCAGTACCACCAGATACATAGAACATATAAACTGCAAAATCTTCAGCCCATTGTTTTATTTCAGGATCAGTGCTATTGAATAATTCACTTAAAGCTAACTATACATTATTTTTAACGTCAGAATCTTCTTTAAACTGTTGTGTAACCAACATGAATTGAGGAACTTTGACATCTCCAAGTTTGTTATACTTAACAGCGTTAAATAAGTCTGTTCCTTCACCTCTACGTAACGCTTTACGTTTAATAGCTTCATATCTTCCAGGAACACTATTTTCACCATATGTTAACTTTGCTAAAGCTTTTCCGCCAAATCTCTCAATTATGTACTGGTTAAAGAATGGCAAATAAAGTACAGTTTTTATTTTAGGTCCAACCACTCTTAGGAATTCTTTACTTTGTCTACCATATAAACCCCATTCTTTACTAAGTTCATTAGCTGCATCAATATATACTTTGGAAAATTCAGGTAATAGTTTACTAAATGTGTCAAATATACCCATAACTCCCTTAGTATACTTAACTCCTAAGAACGTATTATCATACATATCTCTAGGATTACTAAATGCAATATTATATTCTGAGTTGAATTGGTTCGCACCTTGAATAAAAGAAAGTAATTGGTTAATGTTAACACCGTACTTCTTAGTATCAATCTGAGCATTTGAAATAGCATTGTGGTACTCTTTTGCTAATTCATACAATTGTCTAAACATACTTGCGTATGTAAGCTAATCTTTAATCCATCTAGCGTCATGTTTAGGTTTAAGATTGCCCATTAATACATCGTGTTTGGTCAGTTCTGAATACTCTTTTTCTGGTGTATCTTCAGCACTTAAAGATTTTAATCTGTCGTTGTAATCTTCTATTACAGAGTCCATAAAATATGTACCTCTTTTTTCCTAATCTGATACACCAATGAGTCCTTGTTTATAAGTCAACCAGTTATCAGAAATTTCCTTTATGATAGGTTGTGTTAAGAATGCAAACGTGTCATTACCAAACCCAGATGCAATTAGCATAGCTACTACATCAAAAGTATAAGCGTTAACATTAGCATTACCGATATAGTTATCTTTAGCAGCATCTACAAACGCGTTAATAAGACCTGAAGTCGAATCCAATATTTCTTCACCGTACCTATCAAAAGTTTCTCCTAATTTCTACAATCCTAATTGTTCAATAATTGGGAATTTACGCATATCTAATTTAGCAATCTAAACAAAGAACTAGAATACACTATTTAATGCCATAGGTCCAATACCTGCATCAGAGCCCGAATTAAGTTTTTTCTGTCTAGTTTGGAATACTGGGTTAAGATAAAATCCGTCTAAATTATCAGGTAATCCGTCTGCTTTACCTCCAGAATATTCTTCTAGTTCTTTCTTAGCAAATGTACTAATAGGTCCTGTAGCAACGTCCAATGGAGTACTAGTAGCCAACGCATGATCTAAAGAAGTCAATACACCTTGATACATATCTAATAAGAAATTTTGTAATTTTTTGGAATCGGTGCTGTTTATATTATTCATCACTTCATTTATATCATACTTAACTTTTTGCATTTTACCATTAACAACTTCATAATTGTATCTAGCTAAGAACATTTTATCAATATCAAAGTCAGAACCAGTAAGTGCAGTAATACCAGAAGGGAATTGGATCATGCTACCATTAAGACTAGGTACTAAATCTACTATTTCAACAGGTATAGTTGAATTCTATCCCTGTGTAGGAACACGATATGATAATGCAAATAATTCTTTATTATCTAGTATGAACCTGCGCTGATCTTCAAAGTTATCAAAATCGTATCCTTTAATTTTATTACGTTTAGCTTCCTATATTACATCGTCAAAGAAATTTATAGACAATCTAACTTGCATTCTTTGATGGATATTGCTGTTAGAATCAATTTCTCCAGGCATATACAGATGTTTGTCAGCATGTTGTTTCAGATTCATGAAATTATCATAACCAACACTAGTGACCTGGTATAAAGCTTTACCTGGGGTAACAGTATCTATTATAGTATCACCCATTTGAGCAAGAATACGAGACATTATCCAAGCAATATTTGGCATTGCTGCTGGGTGTATTTTAAATTCACCGTTTTCATCGACTTGGAAAGCAGCTACTGTTTCAGCTGGAAGATTCTCAGTTTGAGCCATGGTCTATAAAGACTTCATAAAAGCTTTTTTATCAATAACTCCGTTATCGTTTATACCCCACTTTTTGTTAAATTTAACAGACCCTCTTCTAGTAAGTTCATCTAGAATCGCTTTATAGAATGTCTGAAGCATTTGACCATCAACTGTAACACCATTAACTCTATATCGTCTGTCTTTATTAGTGTTCATCATTGCTACTTTCATAAATTGAGTCAACAGATTAGCGTCGTTTGTGTGATGTGAAGCTGTATTAAGCTGGTCTCCTAGCAAAGAAAAGTATTGCGACTGAATTACTGAAGCATTTAGTGCAGCTCTATCCACCTTACCGTTTAAATCGAACAATTCAAAGTTAGGTAAACCTCCTGATTTAACGGCAGTTTCTTGTTTAACCACGTCTACATTACTATCTTGCATAAAATCGTATAACTGTTGTATTTCATGTCCTTCTACTTCAATTTTCCATAATACTTTATAAGAAGATTTATCATAAATTGGAGTAGTAAGTCCATCCATTCTACCCTAATCGTATCCGTAGTAAATATACTTAAGAGATGGCGATTCAAATTTGAATTTATCAGCAATACCAAAAATCCACCCTTTATAATCACGCACTTCTTTACTGTTCAAATTAGTTTTATTAGCATCATACGCCTTAGCTTTTTTTACCAATTCGTCATAGTTTATATTAAGCACTTTACATATATTATCCTGAATAAGTCTTACCGTTCTGGGAGTAAGCTTGTCAGATCCGAATTTGTCATAATAAGTAAGTAGATTATATATAGCTTCAGATACATCGTTCCACGCCCCTTTTCGCTATTGTAAAGCTCTAAACATTTGACTGGTAACCCAACTTTGAGCATCTGATGGATCGTTTTTAAGATAACCTTCGTATCTGTTTTCAAAATCTTTTACTGCAACATCTAATAACTATGCATCAGACATTGGTTCTCCGTTGATCATTACTTTCAAACGTCGTTCTTCTCTAAATTGCAGTAACCGATTTATCAATTTAGCTTTACGATAATTATCTTTTATGTTACCATCAGCATCTAATACGTCAGAAGTGTCAATATTTACTTTTATATTATTATCTTCCAAATATATTTTAACCATGTTCTCAGATAGCCCAAGAGCTCTGTATGCTTCCCCTTTATACTTAGCTTGATTTACAACCATTGTGGTGTTCAAAGTAACAGAATTATATGTGTTGCTATCGAATAGTCTATCTTCTTCGTCAAACGCATTTCTCATAGTACCTTTTTCTGAAGTAAGAGAAGTAGTAGAAACAATACCTGAATAACGTTTGGTTACACCGTCGATATTTTTATGATATGCGATATCTCCGTGACACAATTTCTCAAATTCTGATATATCTGACATACCTTGTATTACAGCAGAACCAACAGCTCTATAATAATCATTACCGCTTAATTCATTTATGTTAACAAATTGTTTACCGTAAATGTATTTTTTAATTAAATCTGAAGGCAAGTAACGATTACTTGTTATATTACCAGCATCATCTACTATAATAGCTTTTAACTGTTGTAGTTTAACGATAGCGTATGCAATATTATCATTTAACATGCTTCTTATTTGTTTTCTGATACTTTCTCGGTTTATCATATCATAAACATAATCTATAGAACTTTGACGAGAATCTGTATCGAACATATTAGAAGATATTTTTTGCACCATGTTAGAAGAAAGATTTATAGATTTGCCTATATCTTTAAAGTGCCTAAACTCGTATCCTCTAGGGCCTTTTTTACCAGAACGTAAATCTATATGGAACGCTCTTCTGTAATATCTATCATTAACTTCATCATACAACCATTGCTGCTCTCCTTCTACGTAATGATACGTTTTTACTAATAGTCTAAGTAACTTAGCAGCTTCTGGGTTATTTTTAAATATTTGTTCCTACTACAATGAGGACAATTTTGAGAACGAATCAATAGTGTAATTGCTATTAGTTGCCTAGTTCAACTTTTCAATGAAATAATCTCTAGTGTATCTAGCATCTGATATAGCCATAATTTCATCTGCCAAATAACCAACAAATACATCTATTACTTTAGGATTTATATCTAAATTATCATTGATTATGTTTTCAAACATTGGTATACCTTCAATATCAGCAGCAAATCTTTTATTAGCCAATGCTGGAGTAACGTGTTTACCTGACCATATGGATATAAACCTATTTGTCAAATCTTCTAGTTCTGTTACTTCTTTATCTGCTACAGAATCATTCCACTCATCATCTAACACTGTACTAAGTTTTGTGTGTACTTGTACCTGTTTAGCTCCACCTAAGTTTTTTAGTGTATCTAACCATACAGAATGAGAATTATAAGCGTTGTTTAACATCTTACTAATCCATTCTTTAGTGTTAGCAAGTATGGCAAAAGTTCTGGTTATGAAATTATACTATCCTATTGAATATATTTTAGTATTTCTAGGACCTTTTTGAGATTGTGTGGATGGTATATATTTAATATAAGAACCAAACATTTGAGATAGCTAAGTAAGAATACCTTTTTCAGTAAACATCTCATCTAACTTCTTATATACTCCTTGCTAACGTTTATTGGAAGATTCTAGAAGTCTAAATTCAGAAACATTAGATGTATTTAACTTATTTAAAGGTTGTAAAAGCAAATTTTTACCAACCTTACCACTTTTAGATGCATTACGCATAGCTTTCTGCCAAGCTACAGCATCTTGCTATAAATCGCCAGTAATAGTTCCAAATTGATAAAGTTTATCTGCTTCTCTAAGTACGTCTTTTATAGACTCTAAGTTTTCTATGTTCAATTTGTTCATAGCCTATTTTAGCGGAGTTATCATATTTCTAAATAACTTGCCAGCTTCACTAGTAGTAGCTACACTGTTTAATTTATCAGAAATGATATCAAGCGCAACAATCATAGATCCTTTCCATTTATTGTCTAGTTTACTTTGGATTGCATCTAAACTTCCGTTCTTAGTAGTAGCTCCATATCTATATTCGCCATTTGAACCTATGTTTCTAGCAGTAGTAGTGTAAGAATGAGTTTCAAAATTATGAATATACTTAACAAAGTCAGTAAAGAATCTGTTCAATAAAGCACTATTAGTGTTTTCATTACTAAGTATATGATATACCTACATCATAGTAGAACTATTTTCTTCTTCCATTTGTGTCTTAGCTGCCGAATACAGTTTGTTCAACATATCTTCTACACTATTAGAATTAGTTATAGCGTGTACTATTCTAGTATATAAATCTCTTACATTTGCAAATTTGAGTATACCATCTGGCGTATATTTAGCAGTAGCTGCATCTGTAGGATCTAAATCAGTTATAGACCATAGTAGCATTTTCATACTAGCGTCCATACTGTTATACATATCTCTCATATAACTATCTCGATAGTCTGAAAATCCTAATACATCTATACCGTACTCTTGTAATTCATCTTGTCCATCTTCTGTAATTTCAACATCTTCTTCAATATCAGCTTTTAATACTTTATTAGGATTGTGAGAAGTATCTTGGACAAGGTTAAATTGACGTTCTACAAAATTACGAATTATTCCAGCCCATTGATCCCAAGTATCGTCTCTTACGATATTTTTATAAACATTAATAAGTCTTACCATCTTAGCCTAAGCTATAGCAATATCGTCATCACTAAATCGGCTTAAGTTTTTATCAATTTTTTTATTACGCAATTGTTTATCTAACTCAATGACGGCTTTAGTATATGTTGCTATATCATGTTGATAAGATGCTTTTAATGCGTTGGTATTTATAGATAGTCTACCATCTGTATTTGTATATATACCAGAGTTATAAATTAATTTACCTAGCATATCACGCATTATTTCATTATATTGGATTGCGTCTTCAGCTAAAGTAACTCCGTTTACCTTGAAACCAGAATACACAGGAGCTTTACTGTACATCTTTTCAAACTCTTCTATGTTGTTTTTAGTAGCTTTGGCATATGCAAATCTACCAGAATACATATCTTTAAACAATTTGTCAAGATTACTATAATTAGGATTTATATTTTTACCAGAAAGCTTCCTTACTATATTTCTTACAGCGTCTGCAATATGTTGAAACACTTTGCTGAAGATATTACCTTCGTAATATTTATCAGGATGCTCCTGAGAACTTTCTATTACAAATTCAGCAAATCTATCTGCTAAATATTCTTCTATCTGCTAATTTGAAGCAAACGCGAGATCTGTATTTTTATTGCGTGCATCATTATACATCTTACCTCTTTGTTCTTTAGAAAGAACAAATAGACTAATTCTATGGAAAGCTTCATGATAGAACGAACCTCTAGCAATCTTATTAAGCTTAGCATCTCTGTACAAACGTATACCAGATGCTGCACATTCTCCAAATACATAAATCTGAGCACCTCTAACTTTATCCCACACTTTTTTCCCTTCTGGTAAGAAAGAGAAATCAAAATCTTTACCCAATATAGTTGTTACTCTATCTAAAGCGGAATCATAATCCTCTTTCTACACATGTTGGTCTAAGAAGTCAAATATAGCGCCTGTATTAACTCCATCTTGATATACCAGTTCTCTAGCAAACTAATCAGCTAATTTACCAATATTATCATCAAACAACGCTTCCGATCTAGAACTGTATAATTTGTTTTGTACACCCCATATTGCTAACGCTCCAGATATAATATCTTTAGCTGTATTTATATTTTCAGAGTTTCTAAGATTTTCTAATCGTTTTGCGTTGTTCTTATCAGTAGAAGACCCTGTCTTTAAGAAATCTATCAGTTCCTATACAGATTGTAACTATGGTTTTTCCTGTATTGGAGTAGCAAACTGTGAAATTGGAGTAGGTCTCAAATTAAGACCTTTCAATTCTGTTTGAGTTTCAACACTAGTTTCAGGTTTTTGTTTATATTCTTCTAGTGCAGAAATAAAAGAATCATAACCTTCATCTGTTATATCTTCTTGTGAAGATAAAGCTATTTCCAAATCACTGCTACTACTATCTTTTGGTATTTGAACAGTAATTCCATTGAAAGACATTTTTAAATCGTCTCCAACCTCTTGTATACTTACTTTAGTATCTTCAGCTAGTTTATCTTCAAATTTTACAGTTGTTTCACTAGCCGTCTTTGGTTGTACTGGAAGATTCTCAATAGGGGTATTAAAACCGTTATATCCAACTGGTAAATTAGTTTGAGGCTAATTATGAACCACCTACTAAACTGGTTGTTGTGGAACAGTATTAGAATTAGATACCAACTACTGCATAGCTTCAACTAATTGCTGTAACAAATTTCCTTGCTCAGACGATTGGGGTGACGTTTGTTTAGTATCTATATCAAAATCAGTATGTTCAAAACCTCTACCGAAGAATATAGCTTTACCATCTATTTGTACAAACTTGCCTTCTTCGTCTGCAAGTACTAATTGAACTTGTTTTTTATTAATAAGAGCTTTAATTAATCTAGCTATAAACTGTGGTTGTTCACTTATAGCTATACTAAGCTGACCAGTATCGGTATCTGCTGATAAATCAGCATCATACGTAGCGGTAATTCGTTTGCTACGCATTCCATATACAGCTACTTTATATTTTCCAGGTTGCAATTTGCCATCTTTAGCAAAACTGTTTATACGATCTTTAAACCCTTTCAAGAAGTTCTCAATGTATTTTTGTGCTTCTTTTATGCCACCTTTACTTTCTTGATTGGTCATTTCGTCGTATAATTGATCAGAGTTTATTTCTTCTCCTAATCTTTGTTTAGCTTCAGCAGAAGTACCACTGTCTTGAGTCCTCTAAGCAGAACTAACAAATGTTACCTTTTTCTTATAATTTACATACACACTTGGTTTAACTGTAATAGCATTTGATGTTCTATTTAAATCTGTTAATACAATACCATCATCAATAAGTATTGTGGAATAAACTTCGTCCGCTTTGTGGTCAAAAAGAATATTACCATCCTCATCCTGTACTTTTAAATTATTACCAAGTACACTAGAGCCTGCTAATTTTTCTCTATCTATACGATATGTTTTATTTTGAATTATAAAATTTATTAATTCTTCAAAATTATTTTCATTAAGTAATTGCTGTCCAAAATGGACGCCTTGTTTATCCACATACAACAGTCTAGCGTAATTATTATCTGACGGATTATTAGCTATAGCTTCTGTTCCGGTATATATAAAAGTATCTAATAATTGCTTAACAGACATATCTGTGTCTATGTTAAATCCCTCTATATTTATATCTCTAACATAACTACTTAAATTATATTTTCCATCGCTTATTCCTTTAAGTATAGAAGCTAAGAATTTAGCAGTTGTTCTATCAAATCTTTTAGGATTTAAGTGTACAATAGTATGTCTTCTAGAAGAAGATAAGAAAGAGGGAGTTATGAGGTAAATAGCGCCAGGAGTACCATTAGCATCCTTTACCAGTACTTTTTCACCTTTATTATTAAAATACACAATGTTAGAACCTACTTCTGAATCATATGAACCATAACCAAAAATTACAGGAGATACCTGTTTACCTTCAAATTCATTTTTACTTATTTCTTCTTCAAGTTCTTTTTCTAATTGAGAACTTACTTGACTTATTCTATCATCGTATACTTCATTAATTTTAGCAATGATCTGAGACTTGGTAGCTCCAGCGTTATCGTTTTTTAATACAAATTCCCCCTTTCTATTAACTCGTACAAGTTGATCATACAATTCTTTACCAAGTAATTCTTCATTGTCACCAATAAATTTAATCAGTTCTGTTTTTTTCCTAATTGATCTTACAGTTTTTTGTAAACTTTCTTGCTCAGTTTGAAGTTCCTACTTTCTTACTTCTGATTCTAGCTATCTACCTTCTGCTGATTCTTCATCCTATGCATTACGTTTTAACCAATCTACTAATGAAAATACATATTGACCATCAGAATTTTTGATCAAACCTAACGCTTGAATTTGGTTTAATTTAGATTGTTCGTGTTTAGCCACACGATTAAAATTATTATAATCTATGTTATTTAGAGGTTCCGCAGTACCCATAGTAATGGCTTGCATTACATTAGTAGGTCTACTTAATCTTGAGAACCTTCTGTTGTCAAAATATTGAGATATTATACGATTACCCTCTTCAGAATTACCATTTTTCTTAAAATTGTAACCTAAAATATCTAACTTGTCCATAAATTCTTGTGAATTGTGGCTATCTCTAATTAATTTTTCAATAGTATTGCCTATTCTAACGAGTAAATCTCTATTATTTGGAGTGTCCAGTGTACTTATAATTTCACCGTTCAGTTCAATACTTAATGAATTTTTACTATTAAACCATCTATTGTTTAAAGCTTCCTATACAGTATCTTCTACCACAGGAGTAAGATTGTTATCGTCTTGGTAATTCTTATAAGACAAAAACAATTCTGGTGAATATTTTTGAGCAAAAGATAATAATAATTTAGCCCTTTCAGTATTAGCGCTCTATACTTTTGTACCTCTTTTTTCAGCTTGACCTAAAGTGGGTATAACATACTTAGGTATAAAGGTACTATGCAAGTCAATTAATCCATCTGCATACTTAGCTAAACCTTTAAGTAAGTGAGCTAATTTAGTAGTATTCTACCGTTCTTCACTAAGGGGTTGATTAAGAGATTCAATATCTACATTATTATAACCAATCTATTTCGCTAATTGTACAAGTTCGTTTAGATGAGCAGATACTTTAGTTATTGCTTCTGGTAATTCGCCTTCATATCTTTCATCTATTTCTTTAGATGTCATTGTTTGACCAGCTTCATTTTGATAAATATTTAGATTAGGGTTTACTACTGTTGTAACTTGATAATTGTATCCACCATTAGTTACAATCATGTCCCCAGGCTGGAATCCTATTTTGTTGGTATATTCTGGTTTGTAAGATTCAGTTTCTAATCCTTCCACATCTTCTTTTTTCTCTACCTTTTTATAATTATACCATAAATTATGTATTAATTCCGAACGCGAATCAAGTTCAGCTTTAGAAGGTTCGGTAGAATATGCATAACCTGCAAAATCCGCACCAACGACATATGACCATTTATTACCAACCCTTTTCTGATTAAAATAAATTCTTACAGGTAAGGCGTATACCATATTATCGTAATCATCCTTGCTGAGTTTAGCCAATCCTATAGTTATGCTGTCTACTTCACCATTAGCTAATTTATTTATATTTTCTATTATATCATCTGTAGCTTTACCTTGTTCTCTAAGATACGCTATTTGCCTTCCTATTTTATTAAAATCATCAATGGCTTTATACCTGTTTAAAGTACGACCGAATTTCTTTAATATAGCAAAATCCTTACTTATTTCCTATTTAGCTTCATCAGAAGATTGATAAGGCATAGTAATAAAACCTCTCCAGAATTTACTAGCATAGTAAGGGTTGCTTAACATGGTAGATATTCTAGCCCCCATACTATTATTCAAAGGATACCCTTTAATCATTAAAGGTCGGTCTTTACTCTTTTCTATTAAATCTTGTTGATGTAGAGGACCGTGCTTTTTACCAGTTTCGTTATCAAGATTAAATTCAAAAGTGTCCCCATCTACAGAATCTATATTTCTTTTTCTATTTCTAGACTTTTTATTGGCTTCTATATCTTGGTTTACTGAATTTACCAGTCTCTTCAATTTATTACTAAATTGTTTAGTATTACCCAAATTATCTTTGGAAGTAAGTGTCTATAAGAAAGGATCGTCAGATTTTACGGTAAACTAATTAGAAAAGTCTATAGCTAATGCTGCTTCCTTTAATTGAGATATTGTTTTTCTCAACGAAGTAGCAGATTGTTTACTAGCTTCATCTTCCTAACTATCTAACATTTTTAATTCGCTTTCTAACGTATTTATCTGTTCGTTTATTCTGTCTTTTTCAGAATTTTGTGCTATTTTTCTACCACGTAGTAATAATCCTTCTTTTTCAGAGTATTCTGAATTTGTGAAATCAAAAGAATATCTATCTCCATTCTCATCAAACCACACAGTAGAGTCACTAGGAAAATTGGGATTGTGTCTCTATGTTCTAGCGTTATCTTCGTCTACTAAATCCGTCAATCTAGTTAATTGATTGCCTAAGTGTTTAGCAGCTTTTTGTAACTTATCCAAATTCTATTTATCTTGGTCAGATATACCTTCAGTGTCTTTTTTATCAGTATATCTTTTAGACAGTTTATTCATTAAGTTTTTAAGGTATCTTGCGTAAGATAAAGCATCTGTACCCACAAGATCTCTGCCTTTATTTACTTCATCAACAATATTGTGCAATACACTTTCTTGTGGTATTGAACTCAACAAAGTTTCAAACTGCGATATAGTATTATTTATATCTTGCTATATTAACTGTTGTTGTTCTGTAACTTGAGCGTCTTGTAATGCTGTAAGTTCATCTTCTAATTGTTTAGGAGACTTTGTTTCATCAATTTCTTCAACGTCTTCGCTGTGTTTTCTAGAAGCTTCATTAACTGCGTCTGCTAATTTATTTTGTATGTGTTGAGCCTATCTATATTTAGTTATTTGCTAAGATATGTATTCTTTGTCAACACTTTGCAGTTTTTCAGATTTCTCCTGCAATAGCGGAGATATTATATTCAATATACCTCTATTTTTAGAATTATTTTGAATATTCTTAAACAGTTCTGTATCACTAATTAAATGTTCATCTAATTCATTAAGAACATCTTCTGTCACATCTAATTCTTTAGCTAGTCTACTGATATTATCTTTTATACGCTTCTTAGATTTTCTATTCTCTGACAATGTTTGATTCAAACTATTTGTAGCATCAAATAACCCAGTATATTTACTTATTCTACCTTGTGTCAATGCAGCTTTAATTTGTGTTTCCGCTATTGACTAATCTGTTAAACGATCATAATATTGCTGAACTTGTTTATCAATTAAAAGAGTAGCTATTTGTAACAGCTGCGCGTCTGTCAAATTGTCTTTCTTCAAAAGCTGTTTAGCTTTGTTTTTAAAATCTTCATTTTCTAGCAAAGTAATAGCATTGTTTCCGGCAACTAAACCTTCTTTTGCTTTCAAAGCCATAGCTTTAGAAAGTTCAGTTTTAGCGTTCCATGAAAGAGCTAATAATAAATCTTCATCCTCTACGTCTAAATTCAATTCATTCAATTGTTTAGCCGATTGTTTTTTGTGAGAAATCAAATTATTATACTCTTCTCTCTACTCGTTTATAAACTCGTCAATATCAGTATCTTTAGGAATAGAACCATCTTTTGTTAAAACAGTAGTGTCCAAATTGTATTGCGTAGTTTTTCCATCAGATCCTTTTTGTTTTAACATATTACTAATTCTGTCTAACATATCAAGATAAGTGCCATTATTCACACCTTCCCTTATCTTTTTATAAAAATCAGAATTACGGTTAATCTCGTCTTGTTGCATCAACGCTGTAGCAACATAATCTCCAACTCTTTTGCTTTGAGTAATGTCGTTAAATGTTTTTCTAGCATTTAAAGCAGAACCAATTACACCTTGTGGACTAAAGAATGGCAATAGTGCACCACCCATCATCTCCTCAAATAACTGTGCATCATTTTCATATTCGTGGTTAATATTAAAAGCAGCTCCTAAAGTTTTAGCTCTAAGCCACAAATTGTCTACAGTATCTTCAATCAATTGACCATTTGTCAAAGCATCATAAAATGATGAATTTGCATAATCGTCCGCATACTCATCATTCATATACTTTTTAATAATTACGTTTTGCGATCCTTCTTCTGACGCTTCCACTGCGCTACGCCATACAGAACCTGTTGCAAAATCAAAAAGTTTGTCAGCTATTACTTTTTTTCTTAGATTAGAGCCAAGATTTGCAACCTGTAATCCTTGTGCCATTCTGTTAGCCATTGCTTGTTTAAATGGACTTCCTATGGTTTTATATGCAAATTTACCAACAGTTTTTGCAGTGCCTGTTAGATATTTACCCAACGGTATAAAATAAGATAAATCGGATAGTACTTCTCCAAACCCAAGTGCATTATTCTGCTCATATATTCTTCTAGTTCCAAGATATGCTTCTTTAGCTATCTGATCAAATTCTGAAGAACCTGATATGATATCGCCATCTGCTAATGCCGCTTGTATTATTTCATTATCGTTTAAATAAGTAACGTCTACACCTTTTTTAGCTAATTGCTGCTTAGTATTATTTATCACAGGTTGTAGATCTACATTTCTCTTTTCAGCTAGTTGCTATACTTTTTCAGAATACCCATTAAATGCTTCCATGTGGGACTCATTCTCACGCGAGGTTATTCCGCCAAATAATTGAGCTGCGCCAATAGAAATTATACCACCTAATACAGCACCAGCTGCGGCTCCAACAGGTCCAGCAGCAGCTCCAATTGCTGCTCCTAATTTAGATCCTGCTACGAATCCTCCCCAACCTGCTAACATACTAGTAGTCTAATACAGGGCGCTAGTGTTGCTAGTGCCCATAATTGATGGCATTTTATAGAAAAAATTACCCCATCCAGCGGTAGCATCATTACTCTTTCTTGTATAGTACTGACTTATATCATAGTTCTTATAGGACTAATTTAGTTCTTCTAAATCACCTAAATACTGTTTATAATTTTCGTCATATTGTTTTTGGTTATCATTTATGATACCTTGTAATTGGTCTCTATTAGGGTCTGCCTAATATGACCAACTACCATTCTTACGCATAGAATCCGTAATATTACTTATTTCATTCTGAATAATAGCTACTTGGTCTTTAGAATCAACTTGATCTAATTGATCATACAACTCTAACAGTTTCTAAGAATCATTAATGTTCTATTTATTAACTGTCATTTTATCCTGAGAAGTCTACATCTAACCTTTTTGTAAACTTCTATAATAATCTCTAGTTGCGTCCTAAGCCCAATCTATGAAATCATAATCTGCTGCCCAATCTGAGGTGTTCTTATTTTCATAGTAAGCCTTATCCAGAAATCCAATGCTGTTATTTCTGTATAATATTGGATTTTTTGTAGCGTTCTATAAATCTATGTATGACATATTTATTATTAATTAAAATCCCATTCCGGGAGTCCAGTTATTTATCTAATTCATTAACGCATCATCTTGTTGTATCTACATTTCTTTTGTATTTGTCGTACCAGTTTCTTTCTAATAGCTTCTATTTGTCATAATTTTATCAACATCACTATCACTAGTACCCAAAACCATCCTTACTGTAACGTATCCTTGTGACCATCTGGAATCTTCTCCAGCTCCCTCTGGAGCTCCCGATACAGTAAAACCATAGTCTTTTAAAGTATTTTTAGGATTTTCTATTCTCCACCAAGAGGTATAAGCGTTTTCTATATCTTTATAAGGTACATTCACACTAACAAGTAAACCTTTAGTATTGCCTTGTTCTATGTAGCCTTCTACCTTGTCGATAGCTACTTTACCAAAATCACCTTTGGCTATTCTTTCTTCTATATCAAAATTATCTTGACCCCAAGTATCTCTATCAAGATGCATATTTTTAATATCATTAATTTTGTGTCCAGCTTGTTCTACAAGGCTTGTAACATAAGGATTATCTAATACAATGCTTCTGGGAGATATTAATTTATTAGGATCTATAATATAACCTACTTCTTCATTTACTTTTTTATTAGATCCAAATAAGCTATTTAACATATTTTGATTTAAATTCGGTCCAACTGGTTGTGTAATTATTCTTAACCCATCTTCCCACATATCGTGTACTTTCTTTTCGTCGTACATATACTCTCCACCATCAACGTACATTCTAAAGTTACTAAAAGGATTTGCATTAGGATCTAATTGTAATGTTTTATTAAAAGCTTTTTGCATGGCTCTACCCTCTGCTTCTTTTATCATATTTTGATGCTATTCTTCATACTACTATATGGCAGAATTTATTTTATTTCTATCTTTATTACTAACTACAGGAGATTGTAGTGCAGCTTGAAACGCGACTTGATCTAATTCTTCAGAATCTTGGTGTCCTTTAGCAATAAGAGTTTGTTTAATTAGTTCTACAGCTTGTGCAAATTTAGGATTGCTGTTCATAATTTGATTAGTAAGATTGTCTATATTAATCTAGGATTCTTCTGTAAGTTTTTGATATTTCTGAAGGAAACTAGGATCTGATAGTTCGTCTCTACTATCGTTAGATAAAGTTCTATTGAATATGTTTTGACGATGCTTCAAGTACTATCCAGTTAGCATATCACTAAGTCCTAACACAGCACCAGAAGGCTTACCCTAACTACCTTTTCTAGCTTGTGCTAATCTTATAGCAGCTCTATTCTAATATTCAGCTATAGCATATGGATCTACTACAGGTTTCTTTCTAACATATTCTAATGCATCATTCATAGCTTGATTTCTAAAAGCATTCTCAGCCTACTCTAAGGTCATACCATTTTTCATCATAGCTTTTATATGAGCTTCTGCTATAGGGGTATTGCGTATGGATGACCAATTGGTATCTACTTGTCTTATTACAGTATCTGCATCAACGCCAATCCAATTATATCCGCCTCTACTATACAAGAACGAATCTTGCAAGTTGTTTACATAAGGTTCTACTTGTTCTCTAATTGATTGATAACGAATAGGATTTAAATTATTCATTATTCCCTAATCTTTAGTATTCCAATTAGTTATGTCAATGTCGTCCATGTTTACATCGTACCTACCTTCTGCTTGTAACTTAGCTATATTTTGCTCGCGAAGTCTAAGATTTTCAGCAGATTGTTGATATTGACTTAACAAGTTGTAATCTAAGTTGTTTATAGTATTTTGTAATCTAGCTCGATAATCTGCGTTTTTCATAACACTTGGGTTAACAGCAGCTTCTTGTATTAGAGGATCTAGAACTTTTATAGAAGCGTTATAATAATTCTATGTATCTACACTAGAAGGTGAAACAAATTCTCCAAATTTTTTAATATTTGTTTCTAATTCTTTTTCTGCTTGTTTTCTTTGGTCTGCATAATCTTTACCTAATGCGTATAATTTTTCAAACGGTATTGGTACATATTGACTAATATAACCATAAGAAGCAGGTTCATCGTATCTATTAACCATTTTTTACTCTATTTAATATTTTATTAACTCTATTAAGTACATTGTCTTCTGTACCATAATTAAGCATGGGTTGTAACATTTCCAAAGCTGCCATATCCATACTTGTTTGTTTTTTATCTCTCAATGACGCTCCCCAATTATTTAAAGCTGAAGCAAAATTTCTTCTATTTATATTTCTAGCATTTGCTTTATTTTGTGCATATTCAGTAGCAGCAATATGTCTAGCATCAGCATACTGTTGCCCCCATTGGTTAGCTATTTGGGCATTGTTAAACGCCATTTGATTTTCAGCATTATTTTTAGTAGCGTAAGCATTAGCAATAGTTTTGTTCCTATTAACTGCTGACTGTAAACCAAATGCCATATTAGCTCCAGTGTTAGGATTAATATTAGCCATATTATACCTAGCAATTCTATCACTTAAAGTAGCTTCTCTAAGTATAGGATCTATGTTATAATTAGTAGGACCATATACTGGATTATAAGTGTAAGTATCTACTTTTTCTGCACGTTCTCTGTCAAATAGAGGAGCTAAAGTAGCCACAGTAGAATATAAAGAAGACATATCTAATCCATTACTTACTTCATCATCTGGAAAAGGGTTATACACAAATGGTCTACCAATATTCAATTTGGGTAAAACTTTACTTGGTTTAGAAGTTAATTCTGTTAAAGATGGACGATCATTACTAAAAGGTTGTATTGGTCCAGTAATTTGTTCCTAAACAGGCTGTTGCACACTTGTTTGTGCTGTACTTCTTTTTGTACTTGGAGTGTTACGAACTGCTGTCTGTGGTATTGAGGTATCTTGAGTTATTGTGTGGGTTGAATAACTATCAGAAGTATTAGTACCTATTGCACCCAAAGCAGGTGTGTTGAATTTAGGGTTAATAGAAGATAATCGCTCGCCAACAGTAAGGTCACCCCAATTACCATTCATATACATATTTCCAATAAAATAAGGATCATTTGCATTTGGTATACTGTTCGTAGTTTTATTCTACTAATAAGTAGAGTACCTCCCTGCTCCAGACGGACCTATAATTCTAGGTTCACCTTGAGTAAATACATCTCTATACAAGTTCCAATTAAATCCGTCATTAATTTCTTTAAGATCTGTAGCGTTTTTACTCACTGGCACAGCTTCGTTGTTTCCAGTAACTTTATATTGTTTTCCTTTATACTCAAAGGTGTCGCCAACCTAGTATTTTTTACCAGCTACCTCAAAAGCGTGATCGTTGAATATTGTTGGTGTGTTTTTCTTTATCTTTTTATTTGGTAACTTTAAAAAATCGCGTTTACCAACATTATGTGTACTTTTAGTAGCAGTGTCCTATTTTAGGACAGTTGGTTGTTCAATCTCCTCAGAATCATTGTAATTCTAAATCCACATAGAATCTGGTAGGAGATCGTTGCGTACATCATTCATTTCAACAAAACCACCTGTGTTGGGGTCAATATAACCAAAACCACCTAGCATAGGATCATATATATATTTTAGTTTTACTTTTTTTCTGCCAGATACACCAGAAGTTCCTTCTTCATAAGTTGGAATACTTTGTTTTTTATTTGTTTTTTTATTCTTTATAGATTCCTACTATTCTAATAAACTCTAATAAGTTATTTGGTTATTTCTTTCATTTAATATCTAACTGTTTTCAGCATATATATTATTAGCTTTCTTATTGCTTTTTTTCATCAATTTCTTACCCATTTCTGCAAATGTTTTATTAGTTCCTGGAACTTTTAATTTATCACTCAATACTTGAGTTCCAACAGGTACATTTAACAAATTAGAATCTGTAGGTTTACCTTCTTCTGGTATAGAACCTATAGTTCCATCTGGTGTTCTTAACATCTCACCATCATCTAAGTAAGCCATAGTAGATGGTACTACACCACCTTTAGATAAACTTAATTCATTATATCCATTTTCCTAATAGTAATCAGCTGCTACTTGTTCAGACATTTGTCTAGCCTGAATACCGTTTTTAATTCTACCAGCTTTATTACGTATATAACTTTTACTATGACCAAATAGACCAGCTATTCCTGATGGCAATTCATACTCACCAGTCTACTCATTAACAGAACCGCCAGAACCTATACTTGAAGTAATACCACCAATAGCTCCACCTATTACTGCTCCCCAAGGTCCACCAATAGAAGCGCCCATTGCAGCTCCAGATCCTATTCCACCTATTACACCAGCTGCTGTAGGTTTCTTTCCACTAGTAGCATTACCTATCATACTACCTACAGCACCAACTCCTTGTGTAACTACATTAGCTTTATCTACTCCACTCATATTCCCCCAATTTGAAATAGCGTCAGCGCCAAAAGCGTATTGAGGAATTTTTTTTAATTTCTTAGTTTTCATATTATAACATTGAATATCTATAAGTTGTTTTAACATATGGAAGTTTGAACTCTTTGTTATCATTACAATCAAATGTGTAATTACAAATTAAATACTTTCCTCTCATTCTTCCAGCATAAGACATGTTAGTTTGCTATTGTAAATCAGGTTTATCTTGTTTTTCTCTACTTATCGCAAATCTATAATTATCTTCTCGAACTTCTATGTTGTTGTAATCAATAGAGTCTGTTACTTGGGTTTTAGTTTCAAAATGTATATCTGTTATTAATGTAGGTTTTTCTTCATCTCCAACATCTTCAAATTCAGCAGAAAACCATTGATTATCAAATACTTTAGTATATGCTATATCTTTATTTACTACAAACCTTACATAAGATATACGTTCTTCTTTCTCTTTACTATCATCTACGTAATACATATTGTGTAGATAGTAACAATTATTATCTTTAATAGTAACTAATCTAGTAGAAAATGGGAAGAACCAATTTGGATTATGAGTATAGAAAGATGTAAATACATTTAACTGTTCATTAAATATTAAACATCTATCATATATTCTAAACCACACTTCGTTGTATTTTTTATCATAGAATGATACTGGATTTTTTCTAGCTGAGTCTGGCAATCTATTTAAATATGTCTATACTTGTTTTACTTTAGATAATTCATTAAATCCATTACCCAATGAACATATTACATTTTTATCAAAATCGTGCCAGTATAAAGTTGTTTCTGAATTAGTAATACTTTTATCATTTACTATACTACTACCATTTTGTGTAACTAAGTAATCATACCTGGTTAATACTCCTCCAGTACCTAATACTAGTTCTCCAGCGTTATTGTCATTAATTAATGATCTATCATTGACAGAAGCTATACCAACAGAACTGTCCTAAAAGAAGTATAACCTATTCTTGAATACTTTTAAATTAGTAACTGGTCCGTATGTACTATCTGTATCTAAATAATTAGCAAATTTAAATTTAGTCCAACTATCTGTCTATTCATTAATAGATTTTACTTCAGAACAAGTAATACGATTCATGCTCTTTACATTATCTTCAGCGTATATAGAACTTTGAATATAACTTTTAGCGGTATTAGTACTAGAATATGCTGAATTATATGTATACATAGGCTTTCCTTGAGTGTAATTTGTATTTAATGCTCCAGGCTCTGTTAAAAAATAAATATTAGCTTCTCCAGTCTGAGCATTACCTGTAGATACCGTAGTATCTTGAGAAAAATGTTCATCGTTTCTATAGTGCAAGTTTACACTGGATTCTAAAGGTATATAAGCTGCAACAAATCTCTTGAAACCGTTTCTATCGTCTGGATCATTTCTAGTAAACAACAAGGTGTGTGCATAATCTAACACTCCTAAATATGTATCACCACCGAAACACATAGCTGTATCATATTTTTCCCAAGATGTTTTGACATAAGTATTAGTACTATAATAAGTAGAATAACTTCTACTTATAAATGTATTGCCACCATACTAAGTAGCACTCTTCTTTATATTAACAAAAAGCACAGAGTTGTATCTAAACTTTCTCAACATTGGCGTTGTACGTATACCTGTAAAACCACCAGAATATACATCTGGGGCACTAACAGCTAAACATACTCCGTGAGGTCCAAGAGCTTCGTTAGAACCAATGCTATAATTGATAAACCCAAATCTATCTATATAGTTTACTATTTGTTTAGCATCAAAAGCTTCTTGGTAAGGAGATATATTAGTAGGTTTAACGACGTCTTTTATAGGAAAAGATTGACGCAAATTAGAATTATCTTTATGCGCATAATTCTTACCAAACATCTAATAATACTTACACACTCCTCCGCTAAGTCTGCCATCATTTTGCTCAAATCCATCAAATACTCCAGATTCCAATTTAATAGCTGGTAGATCTCCATCATAATCCGATCCTTCTACTACACCACCAAATGAATTTTCAGTCTAATTGTTATCATTTCTACCTAACACTTTTGTGAAAGGTATTCCTAGTCTGTGATGTTTATATCTATTATCATTACAATATGTAGCGGAATGAGCACAATATAATGGAACTATATTCATATTACTAGTAACAATAGAATCTGAATTTTCTTTATTAAAACATATATCAGCTGTTACTAAATCAAATATACCGTTAACGTCCATTGGGTTTATAGCTTGAGTATCTTGCTATACCATTTTGTTATCATATATATGATATATTCCTTGTGCAAACGGTGATACGGTAGTGTCTGTAAATGTTGGCATAATAGTAGGTCTTCTATCTATGCTACCAATAGAATATTCAGCTCTATAATCTTCAGTATTATTCTACCACCCATTGAATCTAACAGTTTTGTTTAGTAATCCCTAAGTAACTACAGTTCTATCTGCCAATGTTCTGTCGCATCTTACTATTTCATAAGCTACTACATCTGTAGGAAGATTCTATACATAAAATACTATACCTAACGGATGAGATATTAATTCATAATTACCAGTTCCATCAACTGTATCAGCAAAAGTAAATGGTTCATATCCTTCAATATCACCAGATGGAAATCTAATATCTCCGATCCAATGTACAGGAGATGGTATATTTTTCTAATTATAAAATACTATTCCAAATCTATATACTTCGTCTCTCTAATACCCTAAAAAATTAGATACGTAAAATGGATCGCTATAATTTCTTATTCTAGATGTATTATCATTATTATAGATATATACAGTTTGACCGTTCTCTGGACATTTTAACTTAATAGTAGCGTCTACTCTTTTAGATGCAGATAATTCCATATTATAAGCTAATAATTTATTACCTTCTTCATCTACAGATGGAGTATTGTCAGATTCTATTAAGTCTGTAGTAACAAATCTATAACTTATATTTACTCCTTTGCCACCTCTAACGGTTCTACTATCATCATATCCGTAAGCATATTCTTCAGTTTCATTATTTGGATATACTATTTGACTATTCATAGGGTTAATACAGTCGTGTTCTTCTGGTATAATAAAGTCGTTACCTTGACCCAATAACTAATCAAAAGTTAAAGTTAAAGAATTTTCAGTTATACTAGAATTTAGCTATATTGTTCCATTTTTATTGCACCTATATGCCCTAGCATCGTAAGCTACATCCCATGTTATTTCTTGTAAGTTTGAAGCAAATAACCTATTATTCATTTTAGCTATACTCTTAGCATTAAATTCAAACGGAATTATATTGTTAAACTCTTCAATGGATAACTCATTAATATAATTCTTACCTATATCATTATATGTAAAAGTAATGGTAGGATTGTCAGATTTGGGCAAATCTAATTCATTTATAATGTATATTTTTGGTACTTGATTTTTATTAGTGTACTGTATTCCAATTATTCTAATTCTTTCAAATCTACCGTCATTAAATAATGTAGCTGACAATAGACACCCTTTGTCTGTACTTTCGTCTTTATTGTTTCCATTAAAGTTTTTAGATGAATTAGTGTTACTAGAAGATACAGGTATCATAGAACTGAGTGATGAAGTTGTAGTTTCACCGCCATGCACATTGAATAGCTAATAACAATACTGTACCATACCTGCTGGCAAATTACCAGAAGTCCATTCAATAAACTTAAATGGGGCAATAGTAGAACTTGGTAACAGATCAAAGTATGTACTATCTGTTATTGGACTAGTCTTACTTGTATTATATTTCTTCTATATATTAATGCATTTGATAGAAGTATTACCGTCAGATATATATACTTTACTAACATTATTAGACTCAAAATTAGTAACAATGGATACGTTGTCTGTAATATTTAATTGTGCAGATACTATTAGAGTCCAAGTTGGACTGATACTATTAAAATCAGTTACTATCCAAAGATTATTAATTCTATTTTGTTCATACAATTCTTTAGTAAATACTATTCCACATTCTTCTACTTTTTCTTTATCTGTATTATACCATCTACTAACAGCCGTACCTAGTATATTTTCAGAGATTTCTAAACCTCCTAAATATTGTCTAATATCTTCTATATTCTATAGAATTCCAGTAGTTCCGGCATTATCTGTTAACAATCTAACATTCTATGCCCATCTATACTACTTGTCAGATAGCATAGTAATATCAGAATCTAGATTCATTCCTTCGAGGAATGTATTTACTTGGCTATTTATCTCCATAATCTATTATAATTCTAATTATAAATTTCTTGTCTATCACCAGTAGTACTAAAGAAAGTACGTTCTTCATCTATCTCTGGGACTAATGTATTCCATGTGTACTTGATATTAGTTAATTCGTCTTGGTTCGGCATTAATGATTCAGCATATGCTTGCTTTCTATAAAAATTATAAGAGTTCTTGGCATCTAACCATAACTATCTATGTACATCTCCTCTTATATATTTAATATAAAGTATTTTCTATGCACAGTACCAGAAACAAGCTTCAAAGTAAGACTATACATCAGGTATCATAGGCATGCCATCCTCGTCAGTGTAGATAGCATGATATGAGATTTTTGCATATCCTTCTGGAACATTTGTGATGAGATATCCTGGTTTGACATCATATTGTGGCGTATAACTGAAATTAGTACCATTAAAACTAGTGTGCTGTAATCTACCATTTTTGCTACAAACTGTATAATTATTAATCAATGCGCTAAGCGTCTATCTAGTATTAGTATCTTTATTAAGTATTTCTAATGCGTCTTTATCTTTAGTAATATTGTGAAGGTTCTTTACTAATGGTATTAATACATCATCGTGTATAATCATATTACAACAATCACAGTTATCTTTCTTATCATATACACTGAATGTACCAGTACTCTTTTTCATAGGTATCCAACCACCACAATCACATGTAGAGTAAGCTACACTATTTAATCTTTCTAGGTCACATGGTAACTTAGCCTAATAACCATTGATAGGTATTACTTCTACTTTGTGATCTAATTGATTAACAGAACCTATATTCATTAAACTCTCTCCTATCCACTGTTTGATGTCTGTAATAGGTATTTCAGTTTCATTTAAACCCAAGTCCGCAATTACTTTAGCAATCACGGCTTTACTACTTGTCATTTTATATATCATGGCTGCTATTCGTAATCGTGAATATTCTATTTAATTATTTGTGCTAAATGCCTTTTATTTGCTCTAGTAAGTACAATCTAATACTTACTTTTGTTAGACACTAGCATGTCCTATTTATTCCAGTAAAGTCTATACTTATAGAATCCTGAGTGTTCGTTAAGTAAATAAGTAAGTTTACCTAACTCTTTAGTAGCTTTATAATCTATTCTAAGACTTCTCCCATCTAAATGTTTAGGCTGTTTCTTTACTATTTGAATACTACCCATTCTATAAGGTAATTTAACTTCTTTACTTTCTTCTAATAACTAATCTCTTAAGTGATAAAAATAGTCTGTTACTATCTTTCTATAAGTAGTATAATCTATATCATATACTGTATCTGGTTCTATACTACTTAAGTAATGATTATAGAATGAAGGTATAGTATAAGAAACTGTTTTGTTAGCTGATTTATTTAATTCATTCATCGTCTTATACTTCTATTAACATTCTAATTCATCACATTCTAAGTATCATCTTTACTATCATTAGTAGTATCAGATACTTGCTATCTCATAGTTAAGAAATCTTTAGTAAAGATTAACTACTTAACTGTACCCCACATATAAGCTGGTAATGGATATTCATCCTTATCTGGATCATAACACAGTTTGTCTTCAGTAGGATCTTCAGCAATTATTTCTACATCAATATATTCTAGTTGATTAGCATCACCTTCTACATATATTCTATTACCTTTAACATATGCAATATAATCTTTACAGGTATACTTTCTATATTTCTAGAATTTCATTTTAGTTTCAGAACCTAATTGAATAATATTACCATAGGCATCTTTTACTGTTATTACTGAAGTAGTAAGTTTAGTACCAAGTAAAGTCGGTAATTCTTTATCTCCTTGGTATTCTGCATGACCTGGATCTTCTTCTATTTTATCCAAATGCATGCGTATAGTCTAATAGAAGATCTAGTCTAATTGCTCTCCCTTATCTAACTTCTGTTTTAATAGGTAAGCTCGATATGTTTTAATCCACAATTCTATCTAGTATCTACTGAGCTTTTCACTCTCAGTAATCTAGTTGTTTCTAGCTTCTAATAGAATATCATCAATGAGCTCATTTAATGTCATATCTATATATTTAAATTATAATTATAATAGTCATAAAACGCATTTTAAGACTTACTGTAAATTTTTATAGTATCTTAGATACACTCCTTAACAGAAACTAATAGCCTTTCTTAAAAAGCTTTATAATAATTTTCCGAGCGAAGCGAAGGAACTCTGAGCGAAGCGAGGATATATTATTAACATACATAAACAACAAAAGCTCGTCCACTATACAGTGAGCGAGCCTCGTAGAGGTGAGCGAACGTTGTGAGCGTTGCCGAGTATTATTTCATTGGAGCTGGTACATTAGGCATAGGTGGCATTGGTGGTTTTGGGAATCCTCCCATAAACATCTTCTTAGTATCTTCGATCATCTTCCTAATATCAGCAACATCATTCTTTAAATCGTTTATTTCTTTACTATTATCAATAGTGTTAGTTATTATAGGAGCTTCTACCTGTGCTTCTAGTTGATCTAAAATATCTTTACACTTCTCCATTTCTTCATCATACTTACTTGCAGCTTCTTTTTTAGCTTTGAACTCATTATAGTTCTATCTAACCATATTAGCTATTTCTTCTTTGTTAGTAGCAACAGTAAGTCCTATAGAAGTATCATTAATAATCGAACGCTCAGCTGGTACTGATAGTTTCTTAGACTCTCCATTACAGCTAATAAACACATCAACTAGTTTACGTCTGCTCTATCCTGGTATTGGAAACTAACCTTGAGGTAAAGCTTCATCATAAGGATTTGAAACCTAAGTAATGCAACCAAGACTATAAACAGTAGTCTTTTTAAATGTTCCTAGAACTTCTAATACGTGCACGTGATCTCCTATTTTTAATTGACTAAATAACATAATTGAATTGGTTTTAGTAGGGCTACCTTTTACAGTAGCCCTAAGTTTTTTATTAAGCAGCAGCTGGTGCTACAATATGATTTACAGTCTGAAATACTCCAGTACGTTTATCATAGTATATTAGATATTTATTACCCGTTGAAATTTCTTCTGTTGGCATCTAATCACCAGAACCGTTTAGTAATGCTTTACCACTATTAGTATTTACACTAGTCGGATTAGATGATACCTAACTAGAACTAACAGAAGTGGCTACAGATACTAACGATCCTTCTGTTGCACCAGTAGCGGTATGGTTAATATTTAACAATATTAAACCTCTGCATGGTAATTGTCTCCATTTCATCGTCTTCAAGCATTAACATCGTCTTAGCTTCTTTGCGCAATTTATCACACATAATATAGCAATAGTAATACCACATCTTTCCTTCTTCTATGTCTTTATCATTCAACCAAGCTTTTGCTAGTTCTACAAAGTACTTAATGTGATCACTGCTTGTCATAGTAACAACTGCACGATAATAGTCTGAACGTATCATATTGAGAGCAACGTACCAATCATACTTGTTGTATTTCTCACCTTTCAGATTGATTCCGTACTGGTTAGCGATTGAAGTAGTTTCTTCTAAACTCCAATGTTCTCCACGAGAGCCATCTTCGTTTTCCATCTTAGAGACTGCTTTTAGTGCACATTCTTCATTAAAGTGTGGACCATACATAGCCTCATGACGCTCTATTTTCAGTCTTTCTCTCATTGCATTAATTGATTTAATTATTCGACTTATAAAGTTCATTTTGATAAATCTATTATTCTAGTATTTTCTACATTGATTAACTTGTTACTGTTATCAATTTGGTACTTATAAATAGTTCGTTTTTTAAAATCAAAGTGAAGGAGTCGCTAGAACCAATTCTTATAATTACGCTTATATTCTTTTTTAGTATGAATAAATAGTGATTGTGTATTGCGAATGTCGATACTATGTGTTAGGAGCGTATCTCTTTTATTTATTACGATTGATGTCAAATTGTTTGGTTTGATTTCCACTTTAAAGTCAGTTGATCTAACTACTACTGTAGTATCATGTACTACTTTCTACTCCTATATCTGTACCTATTTCAACTCCTTCTCTTTGATTTTCAATTTCTTTACTGTAGCTTGTACTTCTTGTATCAAGCTATCTTTGGTTTCTTTAAATTCATCCAGAGTAAGCTATAGAACTCTATTATCATTCTTCTACTATGTTGCTAGCTATTCATAGTAAAGATAGTTATTAGTTACTCTATCTAGTTCTCTATTCTTCTTATCTAGCTAGTTATTCTAATAAAAACAAATGGCAGCGAGAATCGTAATGATAATCACTGCCATTGCTTTGTAATTTCTTTTAAACCAACCGATAATGTTACTTGTTAATCTTTTTGCTAGACTTATCAGTATTGGTATCATTTGTAATAGTATTTTGTTCTTCTAAGATGTCTGTTATATCTACATCTAAATATTTTTCTGCTTTCGACTTTATAATCTTTGTGAAGAGTCTTGTAACTAATGAATTAGGTTTTAATGCTTTCCTAGATTCTAATAATGATATTATTTCTGCAAAACATACTGCTCCTGCTGCAACTTTAGCTAACACCAGATCAGCATATGTCATAAATATAAACTTATCTAATAAAGTAAATCCAGCTATCATTATAGCTGCAAATCCTAGTTTCTCAATAGTAGACCAAAACTTGCCAGATTCAAAATAATTCTTGTGAGTTACTTGTCTACATACTTTATACCCATAGATTAAGTCTAATATTATGAATAGAAATGACACACCTATTAATGGTGCAGCTGGTGCTAGTATAGTTGCTATACCTGTTAGCCAACCTACTATAGATTGATATCCATTAGCAAATATACGTCTTGCAAGATTCATTATATATAAACTTCTACTCAACACAACTTAAAATAATTTTATCTGAAATAAAAATGCTAGTCAATATTTATTACTGCTAGCATATGTTAAAGTCTCTGCGATTATATAACTATAACGTACTCATTATGCGTATGTTCTATTTCCTTTACGTATATCCAGGTAATCTAATAGCTCTTTATGTTTAATAGTTTTAGTAAGTAAAGAATAACAGTTAGCATGTTTAAACCATCCTATATAGCTAGCCATCTTTCTTCTATAATATTTATAGTTAGTACTTCTTTTATTCAGTTTGGCATTCTTCTTACAGTATTTTTTCTTTAATACTTTTCTAACTAAAGTAAAGTTGTGATATATTTTATATCCTACAAAATCTATACTTCTACTTTCTACTGGGAATACCTAATAGTTATTCTTTAACTATAGTTTTAAGTTATCTTTTAAATACTACTTTATATCTCTAAGTAATGTCTGCAAAGACTCTTTATCTTTATAAAGTATTACTATATCATCTGCATATCTATAATAATACTTTATGTTTTTATCTTCTTTAACCCAGTGATCAAAGTAAGATAGATATAGATTAGCAAAGAACTAAGATAAGTAATTACCAATAGGCACTCCATCTGATGAATCTATTATTTCATCTAACAACTATAACAGTTCTCTATCTGATACCTTTATTCTAATTATCTGTTTTAATATATCGTGATCTACTGAAGGATAAAACTTTCTAATATCTATTTTAAGACAGTATTTAGTATTCTTTCTATCTTTTAGATCATGCTATATCTACTTAAGAACTTTGTGAATTCCTCTTTTCTTGATACAACTATAAGTCTAAGGTATCATCTAATTAATCCACAAAGGTTCCATTATGTTCATAATAGCGTGATGTACTATACGATCTGGAAAGTAAGGTAGTTTAAATATTATTCTTTCTTTAGGTTCATATAATTTAAAAGTAAAATATTCAGAAGTTTTATAAGTATGATTGATTAACATATCCTGTATCTACTTACAAAATCTTTCTATATCTGCATCTACTTTCTTTACATCGTCTCTATGAGTTTTATTCTTTCTAGCATTATGATGTGCTAGCTTTATATTATCTAAATCTGTTATCTTCTAATATAAATTCTTAAATTTCTTCATAGTCTGAAATTACAAAGAGCTTTCGATATTTCGCTACTAGCCCTTAATAAATTATTTATATTTTTTACCAAGTGGTAAGGTCCTTCTCAGTAGTTGGCTATTATATGATAAACTGAAAATATTATGATACACAATTTCATTGAACTGATATTAGCATTGGAATTACTAACACTATTATTGGAATTAAGATTGAATAGACCTGCTTTGCTGCTATTGTCAGAGTTACTACTTTTTTACTTAAAACTAATAATGCATACTCGTTCTAATTCTAGAGAAGCAACCTGTGGGTATTACTTAACCATACCGTATTGCATAATTAAGTCATTACTCCGCCCACGGGAGATATGTTAATCGAGAACCGATAGTAGCATTGGAACTACCAACACCATTAGAGGAATAAAGATAGAATAGACCCGCCGCGCCGCCATCGTCAGAGTTACCACCTATTAACAAACAATGTAATGAACCATCCGTATTATCCCAGTTGTAGTCACACCAGTATGTTGTTTCTGAACCATTGTTGCAAGACAAAGCAAAGAAATCACAGGTGGACATGGTTACTATTTTTGTTTTGTATCCAGTAACTACAGCATTTGCTGCTATATTTTTATAGTACGAATTCGATATTGTATCACCAAAATGATCTGGAGAATCGCACTTATACCAAAATCTAGCGCCGTAACCAGAAATATATACACTAATAACATCGTCAGTGTGTTTCCACACATGCCCAAATGGATTCTCTATTCCTCTATATCTATTACACTTTCTTGTAGTAGTTGTAGTATTAGAGCCAGATGAATCTGTCTATTGTATAGTTACTGTAACTTCACCAGAACCACTACCTAAACTATCAGAACTTCCAGTAGGAATAAACGAGTAAGTTGTAGCTCCGTTGATAGTTACCGTACCTGTAGTACAACCAGAACCTAATCCACCTTGTCTAAATCCTTCAACTGTTAATGCAGTATTAACCGCTTTTTGACTATTTCTGGTAGCATATTCTACTAAGAACAAATGACATATGGCTCTATGTTCATTATATGTATATATATTCCACGAATTTCCTAAACCATTAGCTCTCGCTTTTGGTCTTACAGCAGATCTTGTGAAATTAACACTAGGTATTTTATTTTTAGAAGATCTATAATAATTCCCATCAATATAACCTTCATAAGCAGACACATAAGCTTCTTTATGATGATACCATCCTGGTTTGGCATGTGGACATATTTTTAAATTATGTGTTTCAGTAGATTCTATATAATCATCTATCCACCAAAATTCAGGTATTTTAATCATTACATTTATGTTATTATCTTCTAGCAAAGTATCTACATCTCTCCATCCTCCAGCAGAATAATTTTCACATTTAGTCCAACTATCGTTTAGCTTTAACATTCTATATAAATGATTTCCGTTTTTAAAATAAAGATATCCTTTCATCATACTCTATATAGGTAATGATCTATGCATATCCATATTACCAATACGAGTACAATCTGGGTTAGATGATGTTTCTGACCAAGATACACCGTACCAATCTTCTGGTGCATCATATTGGGTAATCACTTGTGTATAAGTTGGTAGAGAACTGTATAGTTCCATGTTCTTAGTTACATTAACTCCACTAGCTAAAATATTACTTGTAGCAACATGTATATTATCCCACTAGAAACCTATATACCATATTTCTATAGTAGAAGAATTAACAAGATACCCTCTTATTTTTCCACCTGTATACACATTATCGTAAGATATTAATACCTCATCAAAATTAGTATCATTACCTTGAACAAGATTGACTTTTACTGTACAAAGTTTTTCACTTCCTCTACCACCAATAACAAACTATATATAGCTAGAGAAGTTGGATAATGTAGTTGTAATAGTATACAACTTCAAATATATTTCTGTACTTGTTGTCATCGTTCTCGCATTCCCATTTTTTTCTGAAAATTCATCAGCATTTTTACCATCTACCATATCTGCATTCAGATTTGGACACAGAGTAGTAGAAGATACTTGTATAGGGGCTGTGCCAGTAGATACAGTAGATATCAATTTACTACCACTAATAGTAGAACTGTTTGTTAAAGCTCCTGTCATAGTATCACCAGCTTTCTTTACATAAGTAGCAGTAGGATCTACACCTAATGCACTAGTTACATTAGCCTTAGTTATACTAATAGTACCACCATTTGCTAATGTTATATTACTACCTATCTTAACACCACCTAATGCACTAGCTGTAGCAGCAGGTAATACATACTTATTAGCTTCAGCTTCAATAGCAGCTAATTTATTCTTTTCAGGAGTAGTATAATCATTAGTACTAAGACCTTTACCTTCAACTTTATCTACTTTTTGAGTCTACAGTTGAGTAATATTACTATTCAATGTCTCTTCTACACCAGTAGCTCTTTCTACTTCATTTGCTATAGCTGTAGCATTAGCTGATTCAGCGCCTTTAGCTCTAGTTACTTCACTAGCTAAATCACTAGTTAGTTTCTATTCTGCTTTCTCTGCTCTAGTCTATTCAGCTGTTACAGTAGTATCTGTATATGATTTAGCCTGTTTAATAGCATTAGCTATAGAACCAGTAGTAGATTCATTACCATTAATAATAGTAAGTTTATCTTCATTTACTTTTACTCTATTAGATAATGAAGATACATTGTTATTAATAGTAGTATCAGCTTGAGTTCTATCAAGTATCTCTTGAGCTAAGTTATCAGCTACTTCTTGAATACTACCTTCAATAGCAGTAGTATCAAATGAACCTGATAAAGCATCCCAACCATCTTCAGTCCATACTACATTAGTACCAGCATCATAATGTTTACCACTCAAGTTAAATGCATTAGTAATATTATATACATCACCAACTACATTGTTATCTTTAGGTAGAGTTTCAAATGTACTAGATCCTTTTACTTTATAAGCACCAGATAATTTAGCATCTACTTGTGCCTTAGTATAAGTATCAGACTTATCTGCTTTTAACGCTAATGCTGCATTAGTTGCAGCAGTATGATCTGTAATCTTATTATCAAGCTCTTCTTCTTTAGCCTTAGCTCTATTAGTTTCTACTAAGATAGCTGCATTTCTATCACTAACTTCTGTAGCAATAGCTTCTTTTCTATCTTGTACTTCTTTGTTTATAGCATTAGTATGTTGCGTGTCTACTTGAGTAGATCTATTAATTTCATTCTGTAAATTAGTACTAATAGTCTATTCAGCAGATTGAGCTCTATTCTTCTCAGTAGCTATATCATTGCCTAATTTAGTTTCAGCAGCACGAGCAGTAGCAGCTTCTTTATCTATATTACTTTGTAAAGTAGCTAGAGACTATTCTAATGAATCTGAATCAATAGCAATACTAATTACATTATCTTCACTAATACTAACATCTTTACCTGGTTTTAACTTATTAATCAAGTCATTATAATCACCAGATGTAGCTACTGGTTTAAAATCTGGTTTATTAGTAATATTATCCCATTGTACAGCTAGATCACCAGAAGCACTAATCACATTAGTTTCTTGATCAATTTCAATGTTTAAACCAGCAATGAGTTTCTTCTAATACTTTGCACGTATATCAGCAAAGGTATCAATCATCTCAGTATGAAGTTCCTATAACTGATGTTGTTTAACAAAGTCTAAGAAGTCTTTAGATGTGACAATACCAGCTGATCCAGTAGATGCTATAGGTAAAGATATAGAATCATTACTTCCATCATACTTAAACATTACCATAGTAATGCCATTAGGATTTGAAGTATTAAATTGTATATCCTTTATTACATCTTTTACTTCTTCATCATCTACTTTACTATCTACATCACTAATGTTTGCTTTATCATTAAGCAATTTGTTTACCTATGTTTTAGTATAGTAGTTGCTAAGGTCAGGTGTACCACCAGAGGCAGCTAGCCTTACCCATTTGGTTCCATTGAAATATTTAATGCTACCACCATAAGGATTATCAGATAAGTCAACCCAATAGTCTATTTCTTCTGGATTAGGTTGAACAGATGTTGCAAAAAATATTATCCTATTTGTTACCATATGTATTTGTTATATTAAGCTGTTGGAGTTTCTAATGCAGCAACTCTTGTAGTTAAAGCGTCAATTAAATCTTTTAAAGCTTTGCCTTGAGCAGCAGCTAAAGCTTCTGTAGTACTAGTACTTGTTAAAGTGTTATTTATAGTCACTTTAGTATCTGCTGTAGGAGGTGTATATCCTAATGCACTAGTCACATTAGCTTTACTAAGACTAATTGTACCGTTACTATAAGAAATATTTGCTCCTACCTTCACTCCACCAATAATTTCAGCTGTAGCTGTTGGTAAAACATATTTATTTGCTTGTGCAGCAATACCATCTAGTTTAGTTTTATATGCATCCGTAAAGTCATTACTAGACAATTCTCTACCTTCTACTTTATCTACTTTACCTAATTCAAGTGCTTTGATTATAGCACTCTGATCATTGTCAGTATCATCATTTAAAGGCAACCATTTACTATTACCTGCATAATACTTAATTACATTACCTTTTGGATCTGCTGATAAATCAACCCAATACTCGAATTCTTTAGGATTTGGAGCTATATAGCTTCTTGTTATTCTTGTCATATACGTATATTTTAATTATTAATTCTAATGTAATGCAAATTGCACTAAATTTTTACATCCATTTGGATCACAATATTGTATTACTGGTCTAGCCACTCTTACTGCACCAGTATTATTAGCATCAAATACTATACTAATATTATCTGTATTTACTATAGGATGTATCCAATCTTGACCACCAACAAAAGATAATCTACCTAATGTTCTGTTAATAGGTATATTAATTACTTCACCCTCTTTAGTTATACGATGAGGAGTCATATTATACGCATTAGCTAGTTCTGGTATGATGCTGATAGCCGAACTATCCTAATACATAATACTATAAAATATTGTTTCTTTATTCATATTACTATAACGCATTTTAAGGCATTTTAAGCCATTTTCTTTATTAAATGAACAACTCATCCATTAAACTCTAAAAGCTTCTTAGAAGAGTCTTTTGGCTGGTATACATCTATGTGTGACCATCCGTCGGTATTAGCTTCTAATCTAATAGGGTATTCAAATAATTCAGCATTCTATCTTACTATATTATTTACTGTATTACTATCTAAATCCTTTACATTAAAATCTATTGCTTTACCTAAACAGTGTGCAGATAAGTAAATACTACTTTTATTCTTTACTAACTAACATATATTACAACGTAATCCTCTCTATGAGAACTATCCACCTGCTTTCCAAGTATTAATGGTAATAGGTTTATTGAATATCTTAGTACGTAGTATATACAAAGTACTAAGTAATTCTGTACTTATAAACTACCATGAAGATTCACCAAACTTGGAGTAGCAATGAGGGCATACTAATTCACTTACTTCAAAATAAGGTTTTAATTTATCTATTAATTCATTTCTGTCCATACTTCGCTATTTAATATTTCATTTAACTCATTGTTGTCGTAACGGTAGCTAAGTGATGATTATATTACAAGGACCGACAATATTACCGTTTCTGAATGATAGATTACCTTTTACAGTTTCCAATGGCGGAATATCATAGGTTCCGTCTGATGTGATATTGACTAATTTCACATCAGCACTATATCCCCAGTATAATTCCTGACCGTCAACTATACCTTTCACTTCCACTTTCATTCCTGGGAAATTTTTTGTTTGGTCAGGAATGTAGCACTTTACTGTATCGTTCGGTGTAGCAAATCTAGTTATGACAAATGAGGTGCTTGTTATAATTATATCAGCATTTACAGAGGGATGCGGTCTCCAGTCATTAAAATTTACCGCATAAACATCTACAGGCTTTGACATATCGTCTCTATCAATTTCTCTCTCATCTACGATAACTCCTCTGTCATCAACATCATATTGCAATACTTTGTTGCCCAAGATATGGCGCATTGTTATTATTTTCATTTCTTTCTCTATTTCTATACATATTATCTACTAATAAATCAGCTATAACATTTATACCTAACTATTTGCTATCACTGATTAATTGTTCCTACATTACTACTAGGAGCATCTAATAGATGCCCTCTAGTAGTTCTCTATCACTTAACTATTTAATTTGATTGTGTATATTCATAAAATTAAGTCGGATTGTTTCCTATATATTGTGCAAAACCACCGTGAATATCTACATAGAAATTACCATCATTTAGAGTATCATCATCTGCTAATTGTACACTTATGTTCAAAGTAGTAACTCCAGTACTATATGATATTAAAGTTGCATATATTGGATGAGCATTACTACCAGTTACACCTTCTGTTCTATAACTTCCATATACTCGTACATCACACGAAGTCCAAAAATAACTAGTCCCGCTAGTTATAGTTATCCCTACCGCTCCTGCACCACTTCTAGTACAACTAATTTTACTATTATTAAAATTATATATACTGTGTATACTAGACGATACCACTGCATATGACCTACCGTTATACTAAACTTTAAACTTTAGAATAATACCAGAATCTGAGCAACCATCGTGCGAACAATTTGTAATGAGCCATCCCTATGGAGTACTAACTACGTTTAATATACCGCCGTTATTACCTTTGGCTAAAACTAAAGTTCTTTCATCTGTATAAGTACTTCCTCTACTATCATATGTAACTATGTGCAGATCACCTTCTGTTCCAGTAATAGCTCTAATTGATGGATATTGTCTACAAACAATAGTCATTTCTGTACCATAATTATCTTCACTAACACTTGGTAATATCAATTTGTTTGTATAACCTCCTTTTGCTCCAGTCATATGTATAATTTTAGAATAAGAAGGATTAGCATATACGCTTATTGCATTAGTAGAACTAGTATATAATTCTAATGCATCCTCCCAACCGTCTGATTGATAAGAATATAACTTACTATTTGAACAATATGTATCACCATATTTAGGATCATCTATATCAGATGAAGATCTATTTAGATGTGTAATATTTAGAAACCTATTTTTAGTGAAACAGTTCTCAAAATATAGATCTTTAAACGTACCAGCATTAGCATTTACAGTACCAGTAAACGTACCATTAGATGCTCTAAATTCACCAGTACTGCTATTCATATATAGTTTAGCTGCACTAGATGAACTACCTCCATCACCTGACCAAAATACATTATTAGAGAAATGAAATGCACCTAATACAGCATTATCTGCTAATAAGGTATTAATTGCCATAGCACTTACACTAGATACTAGTTCCCAATATGATGAACTAGAACTAGGAGTTTGACCGTATACTCCGCCAGAATTAACAGTCTTAACTAGATATACACCACCTTTGTAAATTACCTAATCTCTAACATATGCATTACTAGGATTTTCATAATTACTTAGACCTATTGATGATGCTGTAGCATAGTAATATCTAGTAGATGAATTCCAAACTCCTCTAAATCTAATATCTGTATATTGAGTGTTAGCAGCTGACCCATCTTGTCCATTCTAACCATCAACTACAACGGTAACGGTTGCAGATGCTGCCACAGGATTATCGTTATAAAGTGGATACTCAGATGGATTAAATGCTACAGTGTAATAATTATATTTAGCAGAACTGGCTATATTGAATGTAATACTAGATACTTCAGACCATCCATTGCCTATTTCTGTACCACTAGATGAACTAGTTGGTGCACTACTATTACTACCATATATTTCCCAATAACCAGATACAGCTGTTAATTTTCCAGTACCTGTTTTCTTGTATGCTCTAAATGTCATGCTACTAGGTTCATAAGAAGAAGTTCTGGTAAGACGTATAGTTGCTGCTCCAGGAGTAATTATATAAGTAGTAGCATCAGTACCAGGTGTTCCTGGGTCTCCCTTATCACCCTGATCTCCTTTATCTCCATCTTGTCCATCTTGACCGTCTTTACCCCACTTAGTCCAAATAAATCCATCTTTCCAATCTCCCCATTTACCATTTTCTTTCTTACGTGTCCAACATACTTGATATGGTATGCTTTCTGTTACGCTTACTCCATTATCGGTATAAGTGAAAGTAGCACCTTTACAAGTCTTAGTAGGTATATAATCATCTTGCTAATAATCACCATTTAAATATTGTGATCCATAAGTAGGAGAAGCTGGATAATATTGCTCATTTCTACTACATAGAGCTGCTTGATCATAACTAGAGAACCTAGCGAATATGTATTCGTATCCATCCCCATCTTTACCTTTATCTGCAAATACAGACCATAAGCCTGGTTGTGAATAATCTCCCCATTTCTAAGTACTCTTATCTTTATATCTTTGAGTTACATATTCATATCTATGTGAATCGTCTACTCCCTATGGATTATCAAACCACTGTGTACCATCTGGTCCAGTACCTGTCCAGTCTGTAGTTTGATTAGAATTTGGTTTTTGAGGATAATTGTTTTTATCATTATTACGTGCGTATAAGAATTCTATACTATTACCGTCTTCACCATCTTTACCATCGGCTCCGGTAAGTCTTATTAACCCAGTCCAAGCAGTTAATGAACCATCTGCGTTTTTAAATCTATGAATTTGCCATACATATTGACCTTCTGGTGGAACCATTTCAGAATCTTCAGACCATCCAGACGCAGCTTGATCAGTAGGTATACTTGGAGTAGTAGCTGATATTTTATATCTATATTGATAATTACCGCCACTTAAACCAGTCTCACCCCATTTAGCCCATATAGCTGGTTTTTGAAACGCTGACCATACACCATCTGTTTTTTTACGTACACTTACCCATTCAAACATCAAGTTTTCTCTAACTCCTTGGGGATCATCAGTCCAATACATTCCTCCAGGAGAAGTAGTAGTTTGTGCTACACCATTAATAAATGCCTGAGGACGCGCTTCATCATCTGTATTATTAGCAGCTACAGGAGTATCAGGTGCAATGTTTTCAGCTTGTGTACGATAGTAGATATATTCATAACCATCGCCATCCATACCTTTTTCACCCCATTTTGACCATAAAGTAGGACCTCGCCAGTTACCCCAATTACCAGTACCTGCTTTAGCAGCTGGTTTAGTACGTTGAGCTACCCATTCATATTGCCAAGTTTCACTAACACCTTGTGGGTTATCATACCAACCATTGTTTGGTTCTGTATAATCATCTCTATTACTATTAGCTGGTAAAGTAGGTGCAGAATTATTTTGTGTAATCTTATATACAAACTCTATATCATTACCATCGTTACCATCTTTACCATCAGCTCCTGTTAAACGGAAAGGTTCTGACCAACCAGAAGTAGACTTATCTGAATAAACAGTTTGTATAGACTGCCATACCCAAATACCTTTTTCTGGATCTCCTTGCGGTGGGTCCATAGTCCAAGTGTATTTATTGTTTGGGTCTTTAGGTGGAACAGTATCACCTATAGGAGTAGGTGGTGGTACGCTTGATTCAGTATATGCAAATCTAGTATACTCACCATCTTTACCAGCTACTGAAGCACCACGGAATCTATTAGGATCTCCCCATTCTACATTAGGATCATCTACTTCGATAGAGCTTTTAGTAGACATCCATATTGCAGATGCTGTATAATTTCTATGCCAACCGTTGGTAGTACCATCACCAGTAGGTCTATCAGGTATAGCATCGTTATCGTTATATGTAGTCCATAATGAATTAGGTTGTAAATGGAACTATAATACTACTGTCTTTTTAAATGTAGCATTACCTTCACAGTTAATTAACAAGTCTATATGAGGACTATTAGTAACAGATAAAATATCTGTAATTGTGAATATACCATTAGCCATCGTACACTTAAGACCTGTTGCTTCCCAAGTTAAGAAGTAAGATCCTTCAGCATATACATCTGAATATGATAATTCTGTAGTACCTTTAAAAGCTTGTACTCCAAATGTTAAATTATCTAGCTGGCTATACTTATCTAATATATTTAATTCATTATCCACAATAACAGATAGGTTGTCTTTAGTAAGATTTACCGAGTAAGCATCCTATCCTTTGAGACTATCTTCTTGTTCTGGAGTAAACTAAATCATAGCACCTGTCATGTAGACATTAGTTAAGTAAGCACCATCTCCATGTAGTACTCCATCATCTGGAGCTCCAGGAATAGTCAACCCTTCTATTTTACCAAATTGTGATGCTATATTAGTCCAATCTATTGCCCAAGTACTAACATCTTTTAAGAATCTTTTATAATCTCTAGTAGAATACGCACTAGATTGTCTTGTCTCATCTAAGAAATTACCATATACTGCAAATTTCATATTAGCAGTAGGATGTTGAGTAGTATTAGGCTTTAGTGAATATCTAAATTGTTTACCCCTTTCATCTAGAATTTCAATAGGGGTAAAGTAAGCAGTACTAAATCCCTGCATTTTTTCAAACCCACATTCATCTGTACCTGGAGTAGTTTCATTTACTCCACTAATATTATGCCATATACCTCTACATATATCATTAACATGTAACCCACTATATTCGCCTTCTTCTAGTTTAAGAGTAGCTATCTAGTTTTTAGTATCTACTGATTCAATAGTACCAAAAGCGATAGAATTCCACAGTTCGCCGCTTACTACATCTACTCGATTAAAACGCAATTCTGGTACAGATAAGAATTCTCTAAGAGTTAAGCTTCCGGCTTCTATATTACCGTGTTCATCAATTATAGCTCCATCTCCAAGTAGTCCTGATATATAATTACCAATAGTAATTCCTTTTTTAGCATATATCATACTATCAGCTATTACACTATTCTTAAATGTAATAACACCCAATGCTGTATCATCGTATAGTTTACTTAAGAATAACTTACCGCCTTCTGATGCTATTAATGCTTTAACTACAGCAGTGTCGATAATACCACCTTCGCCACTAATATAATCTGCCAATACAGCTGGAGATACATTATGCCATGTACCATCACTACTGTACTATATCAAGTCTCCTTCTGTAATATAAGTAATGGTAACATCTTTTAGAGTAGATAGGTGATTAATCCTTTCTACTAATGTATCAAGCTCACCAACACTAGTATCTAGAGTTTTTATATTGCCCTATAATGTTCTTACTAATCCTGTGAGTTCATTTAATTCATCTTTAGTTGCATACTATGCCATATCTTAATTATTTTATTGTTATACAGTAGCTCCTGTAGCATCTATCCATTTAGAGCCATCCCAATAAATTGGTTTGTTTATAGTAGTATCAAAATATTGAAATCCTTTATTTATAATATTAGCAGGTCTTTCCTAAGTAGTACCCATTTTAGATACATACATGTCTCCAGAAATTACAGGTTTCCCTTTTATATATTCTATAAATACACCCCCTAAATTAGCTACCATATTTAGTGTTGGAATGTCCTTATAGTCAATATATTTTACTATATCTTTTACTAGTGTGTTGTTTCTGATAGATGAAACTAGATTTATATCTTCTCTATTAATATTAAACTTATTGTTTACTCCTGAGAAATTTTGGTCTAACAGAATCCCTCTAGCTATAAAACTTATATTTTCTGTTGTAGAATCTAAAATATTATTAGAAGTTATATTAAGATTTATATCGCATGCATTACACTCACCCTACATATATATTGTATAGTACTTTGAATTTTTATCACTATAATCTTTTTTATAAGAACCAATTCCAGATCTTAACGTGGTAAAGTTAATATTATTATGATTTGCTCCTGAGTTTAGTACAAAAGATCTCTAATATATAAAATCGAATACTATATTGTTTATAATATTACCTCTGTAGTATATTAATATACCATCGTACTTACATGAATCAATTCTACAATTAGTCAATATATTTAAAGCATTTAGAGAAGCAAAGTAATTACAATAAAATACTTTGATGTTATTTACTACATTGTCTTGAGTCAATCTCATACATTTATTACATTTGTAAAAAGAACAGTTTGTTATATTGGCGTAAGCTCCTTCTAAATAATAAGCGTAATCACTTATTTTCATAAACTTAACTAAATTTATGTTACCTCCTCTAACACCTCTTATATATGTGTTATTGTAACGCACTGTCCAAATTTCTTCTACTGTACGTTCTCCATCTATTAGCTCTCTATTATCTTTTAACTCCTAAACAGAATTAGAGTGTATAGTTATTCTTTCTATACCAGAAGAATAAGAATCAGCAAAGTTGATACAATACTTAGGTTCCTCAGAAGTTCCAGAAGAGATAGAAAAATCAAATACCGTTCCTCTTAATGATTCATCATTGACTGTCATAATATCAGCATAAGTACATTCTCCTATCAAAGTTGTTCCGCTCTGATACAATTTAATACCGCTAGTAAATTTATATATACCTCTAGGAAAAAAATATACAGTGTTTGCTTTATTACACAAATTATCTAACTTACTCCAACCATAATCTGTATTATCTGGATATATTCCTAAAGTTCTAACATCTACAAAATCTTTTAAAATGCTATTCTTAGCTATTTTGCAATTCTTGTTGAATTTTGGATTGATTAAATCTGTTGTATTAGATATATCTACTATCCCATTATCAAAACTGCCACCATCAAATTTTAGTATAGAATTAGAAGGAGTAACGATTGTCTAACCGTTTAAATCATAGTCATACTGAATAACATATATAATATTAGCTTTATTGATCATAGCCTAAGTAAGAACATTCTTATCACCTACTATATTCTTTCTTAGATACACTCTACCTAAACCACTGAAAGACTATTTATCATAAGTTTTATTTGCTAACTATAGAGTACCATTTTGTTCAGTTATATCTTCTTCATCAGCTGGAACAGCTTCATGCTATTCTACCCATTTACCAGTAGTAGGATCTGACTGATTATTAGAATTAAACTTATAATGTTTATTAGTTTCTTTACAATAAGATATATGACCATCGTCTAAACTATTTTCAGAATAGTTCTTCATATCCTATAATGTATCAAAACTATCTCTATCAAAGTTCGGCTTTTTTCCTCTGTAGTTAAAATTATCAGCTACCTGTATCATATAAAATATATTTTATAATTATCTACTGTGGATGCGTCTTTCAGTATATATACATTATATAATATACCATCTATAGTTACAGCATTCCTCTAAAATGACTCTTTTATCTCAAATTGATTTTGATCTTTTATGCTATTTATATCTCCAAATTCATTAGGATAACAATATAATATCTTTTGATAATCAGTACTAAAGCTTTTAACAAATTCTTTTGTATCTTGTAGTACATAATCTAATTGTTTTATATTATCTTCATTAATAACAAAATTATCTGATACTACACCAAAATAATATTTTTTATTATCTCCGTGATATTCTGGAATATCATATTGTACTTCGTGTCCTAATAACTTTTCTATCATATATAACATCTTTTTAACGTCTTCTAATTTTGTTTCATATTTAGAAGATTCCTATACTAAATCATATATGTAATTAGCACAGGTTAGATTAAGAATTTGGCAATCATCATAATCAATGTTATACTTTACCTATTCTTTCAATCTGCATCCATTTTTATATTCTTCTTTTATCATAGCGCACACATACCGTTACAACATTTACACACTTTGTTAGGAGATAGGCACTTACTACAATTATGATAATCTATCATACCTAACATTCTACTAAGATCTATGTAATGTTCAATAGCGTCTTTAGTAAGATTGTGCTCTAAAGCATACTACAATAACTATGATCTAAAATCACACATCATTATTATATGCTTCTAATGTTTATCTAAACATGTATTACAATATGTAGTAAGTAGATTTACTTTAGCTAAATATAATTCATTCTGATCTATTGCTATAGCTTCATCTCTATTACCCTCTGATGTAAGAACGCTTACTATAAAAGAAGTTTCATTATACTCAGTAATATCAACAATAACAGTATTATCCTAAGCAACAAAGTCAGATATTACATGAGTGTGTTTATCATCTTCATCAGAATACATATTCTTTTGATTTATTATTGAATCTAGATAAATCTTATGTACATTAGCCTTAGCATCTAAAGTTATAGTTATAGTATCGTTCTTTAATGTTGCATTAATTATTTTCATATCTACAAAAAATTAAAAAGGCGAAGCCGAGGATAAACCTCAACCTCGCCTGGGTTTAAATAAAGAAACCGTGTATTATTCTGCTTCACCTGTAATAAATGCCTCAAGAGCCTTAGCGAATGCAGAAGTTTTATTAGTAGTATTGTGTTCAATATATACTTCTGTAGTCAACGGAGTAGTCTTAATATACTGATTATCAGGACTCAAATACAGATTATCATTTTCAATAGTAAAGTAATCGTATGTAGAACCTTCTTCAACATTGCGTTTTGGTTCAATTGCAGGATACGCATCTGTGAATACATGACCCTTATAACCCAACATACGTACTTCTATATCACGTACCTGTTTCCAGTAACCTTTACCAGGTTTACCAGCAGTCTTAGTAATAGTTGCACCAGGAACTGCTTCAGGAACATTAGACAATAATGCACCAGGAATAGTAACGTACAGAGAAGCTTCCATAGAAACTACAGAGTATTCATTCAAAGAATTGACTCCTTCATTGTCATCTTTTTCCATTGCAGTTAAAGTTAGCTTATGATTTGCAAATGTAGCACTTACTCTACGATTAGCGTGTTTGTTAATTTTAGCTAAAAGTGCATTTCCCAAATCATCAGCAGTCTCAGTTGAAGCAATTACTTCATAAGTATGAGTAAACTGTCCTGGAGCTTCATATAAGTCTTTATAAACAATGCGTAAAACATATCTGTGACCGATAACAACAGTAGCACTAGTTAAATCAATTTCGATTTTCTCTTGAACTGGTGCAACATAATCACCTTGTACATACGAAGGTTTAGAAGCTTTTTGAATGGCGTTAGAATATTCTACCATTCTCTTTGTTGCAGTAGTACCGTTGGGCAGAGTAATTGTCATATTATCCCCAGCTACACCTACATAAACAGTAGATGCATTTACTGCATTAGCAGCAGTTGTAATTAGCGCTTTATTCTAGTCAAATAAAGCAACGTCCCCTTTAGCCAAAGCATCTACATCAGTATAGGCTGTAGGGCATTTCTTTCCGATTAATACGGTATCAACGTGTGTAATCATAGTTTATATAAAAATAATTAATTGTTAGACTTAGCGCTAGTCTAGTTTGTCCTTCTACTTTCCTTATTTCAGATTTCCAGGTCAGACAAACGCATTAATTTATTTGTTATTCCATTGAAGCAATTTCGTTGGAATAAGCATTATAGTGCTACATTGGTTTAGTAGCAAGATAAATCTAGATTGCCATTTTCACAATTTCCATATGTGTATGTTCTGGCAAATCTGTATATTCGGTATTAGTAATATTACTTGAATTAATTTTAGATGGCTTAGCTAAGTATGTAATCTCATATTCACTTACTTTATATTTACCGTCTGTGTATAATATTACATTATTATCTTGAATTAACTTTAAAGGTCTAGCTTGACAATATTTTAATTTGTGTTCAGATAGTGAATTACTTAATTGTCTATCTAATGTTTCAATTGTAGATTCTAATGTATCTGTATACTTAACTATATATGCACCCAAGTCGTCTTTTTCCCAGCATTCGTTAGGATATTCATCACTCGGCTGTATACCAGCTGTATCTCCAAGTAATAATACATAATCATCTGGTAATTCAACAGAATATGAATTTTTAGTTCCTTTGGATATCTAAGTATTTGAATAGTTTCTTTTATGAATTAAAGTACGCAAATCATCTATACGTTTTTCTGTCTATTCAAATCCTTGAGCTTTAAAGTTAATACCTGAGTATCTTGTTTTATAAAATTTATCAATCGCCTCATTAATGAATGATATAATAGTGTCTGAGGATAGCTTATCCTTAATAACTAAATTAGGATCCATTAACTATAGCCTACGTTCAAACTCGATTTGAAATCCACGGTCTGTCATAATCATTCATCTATTTGGTTCAACTGTGATTTAGTCTATATTCTCTTAGACTCAATATCTTCTAATGCTAGTTCTACAGCTCTATTAATTACTTCAAACTGCATATACTCTGGTATTTCACTCATACCATCTGCTGGTAAGTTCTCTATCTTAGTAGGGAACTTAATATAAGTAATATCTACAGAATAACTATTACTACTCATAGCTAAGTAATCATAATAGATATATAGAGTATTATCTTCTATTACAGCTACTGGATCTTCTATCCAAGGATTGTTATTGTAAGTCTTCTTGAATTTAGTAGCGTCTGCATGATCTATTAGCTTTATGGTAGCTTTTTTGTTATTGAAGTTTAATACAGCATCTACAAAGAACATTCTGTCACCGTTGAATAAGTTAGTAACATAACATCTATTTGAATTTGTTTCAGTATTAGCAACAACGTTAACATCTGTACGTACTAATTTTTCTAAATCGTGAATACGTTTTACAGATCCTTCAAAGCTAGTCTTTAAGTAGTTATTACCAGTAAACTTATTACTGATTTCTTGGTATAAACCTTGATCTAACCAGTAATCTATTTCTTCTGGTAAGAAAGCAGGACAACCCCCAAAGGCTACGCTTTGAGAGTTCTTGTCCATTGCTACTTTAAAATATGAGTGAAATTGTTCTCTAGTCATTATTTAGATTTTATTTCAGACATAATACTTAAGTAAATATCTTGATTCTTTTTGTCTTTCAAATATGCAATTACATCTTCAAGACCGTTACCAATAAGATCAGTACCAAAGTAATATGATGCTCTGTTCTTACGAATAATATTTTTACTTAAAGCTTCTTCAATTACAAAGTTAATTTCTTTATTAGGATTATCTACCCAAATTCTAATAAATCTTGCTGGATCAGCTTCTACGTTTTCACCAAGTCTAGCTTCAACTAATTCATTAGACATAGTGTCAGCTTTAATTCCAAGAAGTCTAAGACATTTGCGCATATCTTCAAGACTCATCTTATCCAGTGCTCTATAAGCATCACGTTTAACTTTGTTAGCTTTATTAATTTGTTCTGCTTCAGCTTCTTTATTTATAAGTACATAATCAGTAGATGGAGTTATCTTATCAATACTATTAGCTACTCTCTTATGTCCTAATAGGAATAAATATTGCAATTCACCTTCAGGTCTATCAGTATTAATCACTAATTCTTTCTTACCAATCTTAATTGCAAATGTATCCCAAAATGTGCTATCAGGATCTAATTCTCCTTCAGCTTTGCCCATTTTCTGTTCTAGTTCTCTAGCTTTATCTGCCTTTAAACCAGTATATCTACTACCAGATCTAGTCCAGTAAGAACTAATAAAATCAAAGCAGTTAGACCATTTAATCAATCCTGTCCAAGGATTTACTTTTGTCATTCTAACGATTACTTCCATAATTATAAAATTAGATTATCAAGTTAGACAGCAATAGCTGCAATTTCTTCTTTTTTCCATATAAATTTAACTCTCCAGTCATTTGGATTTTTTAAAGGCTTCTTCAATTGACGCTCTATTGTGTCGCCATTTATACCTGTTTGTCTTGCAGCTTCTGATACAGATTCATATTTAGCTATAAATTCTCCAGTTTTAGAAAACTGTAATACAGGAATTGCTTTTGCTTGAATTGATATTTTTTTCAAATGCTCTCTTTGTTTATCTGAACATTTGCCAATTCGTGCTTCAGACATTTTCTTTTTAGTTTCTTCTGAAATTTTTCGCCCAAGCGCTTTCTGACGAATTTTTTCTTTAGTTTCTTCAGAATGCGTTCTGCCAAATGTTCCATCTCCGCCTTCTGTAAGATTGTATCCAATATTTCGATCTGTTGAATTAAATTTTTTAATCCAGAATTTTTCTTTTTCTTTTAGTTCTTCATAAGTTTTAGCAAAGTCTATAATCTCTAAAGTGAAATTATCTTCGCCATACTTAGCCATAGAACGATGGATCGGAGAAGGTTCTCCGATGCGAGATTCATACCAATGATGTCTATATCTCGCACCAGAACCTTGATTTGTTATACCTATATATATTTTCCCAGTTATTTTATTTGTAATCTTATAAACCTCATTACTTTTCATAGTATAATTTTTTCAGTTATACTATTATAACGCAGGGAACATAATTAGGTTATAATTCTTTTAACTTATTATTTTAACTGATTATTGCTGTGCGTCCATGATCAATTCTCCACATGCACGAGGATCTCTTAACATGATGCCCACTTCTCCGAGGAAGTGGCAGCTGTATCCATCCTTAGCATTAGAACGAACTTCTGTGTTAGAGTGAGCGTAACCAGCAGGAGTTACAGAACCAGCTGTACACCAGTTAACGAATTCACGATCTTTACGAACTACTTTAACAATGTTAGCTTCACCATCACGACGACCCAAATCCAAGAATGTCATACGGTAAGATTCCAACGGTTTCAAAGTAACCGGATGCAACTGACGATTGTAAATAGTATTGTCATACAACGGGAAATACTTCAAAGTCAATTCGATACCATTAGACATAGCGTAAGTCTTGAACTGACCACCGAATTTCAAGTTGTCACCAGAACCAGTTACGAATACTGTGTCGATCAAGTTCATGTTAGCCATCTTTTCTTTAAGTACACGGTCAAATTCACGCATACCCATTTCACCTGTCAATGCAACGAATTTACGTTCATTAGTACCAAGTACATTATAAGACAGATCAAACAAGAAATCTTCCAACAGTTCTGCTGTTAAACGAGTATAATAACGTCTATTAGATGGAGCAATCTGTTCCAACAAACCAGCACCAATAAATGCAGGACGACCGTTCTTACCTTTCAGGTTACAAGAACCATCTTTATTTACATTATTCTGATTGTATACCAAAGCTCTTTCAAGACGTTTGTACCATTCGCGCATTGCAACCCATTCCTGGAATGTAGACCACAAGTAAGAAGTTTTGCCAGTTTTAGGATCTTTCAAAGCTACTGCCATAACTGTAGAGAAAGCAGAACCTGTAATATCATAAGACAAACGTACTGTAGTCAAATAATTACGCATTTTGAAATGAGTGTTGTAGTTCAGGATATCAGCCTCTTCACTGTATTCTTCATAAGCAGAAGCCAAACGGTTTACTTGGCAACCAGAAGATAAAACAGCAGGATCAATATAAGAAGCAGGGCTACCGTTAGATACAAATACTGTATAAACATACAGATTACCATCTTGATACGGAGCATCCTGAATACGTGCTTGACTCTTGTCATCAAATTCGATAGTAGCACCAGGACCAAACCATGCATCTTCCAACCACAAAGTAATAGGAGTATTGCCCAAACCCGGAGTAGAATTTTCACTAATTGCAGCGCCATTCCATTTAGCGTCACGAATTGTAACAGCTCTATCTTGGTCAATCATAACACCCCATTCAAATGAAGGCTGATCAATAGTCATTACATTTCCAAGACCACCTGTCAACATATCAAGAGAAGTACTGTAACCATTATCTTTAGTACCAAATACGTATGACAGGATAGTAGATACCTCATAAGGTCTTTGCTGAGAAGCGAGACTAATCTTATTAGTGTCGATCAAATCAGAAAACCATTTACCTTTGTATAATTGGAGGTTATTAAGAATATTATTATTCATAAAATACTAGTAATTTAATTTTTTTATTTATATAATTAATTATTATGATATACGCAGTTGTCGTGCAGCTGAGAACCAAATTGGATCATCATCAGAACCCGTAGCTTGTTTTCTAGATTTAGTAGTAATACTACTAGATTTTAAACTTCGTCTAAACTTATCAATAGCTGAATTATTTCCTTCACGTTTAGCAGCCTCAATAAGCTTATCAGCATTCATTGTAAAGTATGCTGATTCTATGAGATTCTTAACACCACCCTTAGCATAGTCCTTTTGGTACTTTGTTTTACCGTCTGTATCTGGCTTAAGTATATAATCCATTAAAACCTTTTTATCTTTTTCAGGGACTGTAATACCACGTATATTCTTTAAGCCTTTTATTTCGCTAACAACGTTATCATAGAATTGCTGTTGTCTCTGTAACTATTCACGATAAGCCTTTTTCTAATCCTCTAATAGCTGTTTCTTCCTTTCCTCTTTAATCTCTTTCAGATCTTCTAAAGCGTCTTGCGCTTCATCTTCAAGTAATCCAGCTTCTTCATATCTACTTACTAACTTATCAATCTTCTTAGTAGAGAACCCTTTTTCTTTAAGTAACTGTTTTACTACTAATTTCTGATTAGCTTCATCTTCAATATCAATATCATCTAAATCTAACTCAGCATCAATAGTCAGATACTTCTTTAGATCTCCACCTTGCTTTACGAAATTATCTAGTGCTTCAACTTCTTCACTAGAGTATTCAGGCTTACTATTTTCTTCAATGACATTTTGGAAGTAATTAATTAACTCATCAACACTTTTGGGTTTATCTTCATCTTCTTCAAATTCCCAATTAAGTTTTTCAGCCATAGCATCAAAGAAGTTAGTAACAACATTTTCTTCGTTGTTATCTTCGACACCTTCTTCCTCTTCTGTTTCTTCCTCAATAGTTTCTTCTTTACGAGGTCTACCAGGCTTACGTTTTGGTTTATCTTCAATATCTTCTTCTTCGATTTCTTCTTCCTCAGTATCTTCCTCTACTGGATTTTCTTTATTATTCTTTACTTCGATATTGTTCTTTTTAATATCTTCCAATTCTTCATCGTCTAGTGATTCAAATTCATCAGCATTGACATTAACGTTTTCATCAATATTTGAATTTCTAAAACCACCATTTGGATTAGGGATAAAGCTGTCTAGTACAGCTTTAAATCCACCTAATGTCATTTTTTTATCCATAATTAAAATATTTAATTAGATTTATGCAAAATTATAGTTTTCAGTTTCATTAATATTACCATTATCTGCTAATGGCATAGTGTTTAACCATTTTATATAATCATCTAGATTTTTAAATTGTAAAGCCGCTTTCTTAATAGAATCTGTATCTGGTAAACTTTTTAAATACTTAAGTATATTTTGTTTAGTAGGTTTTATATTTAATTCTTTTAATCTGTCTAACATGTTTATACCATAAGCATTTTGTTCCATCCAATTCATAAAATAACTAGTATTCTAAGGATCTATTGGATTTTTATCTCTAAGTTTCCCATCAAATTGCTTTGTTATTTTATTTAATTCTGACTTATTCCAAGACGGATTATCTTGATGTATATACTAATTAAAATGATTAATCTCGTGATTGGTTATCTCCTAATTTGGAGTAACGGCATTATCTACTTTTATTCTAAAATCTTTCTATGTTGGTTTTATGCCATATTGTTTATATCTTCTTGCAGCTTCTTCCTATAAATCCAGCATAGCTTTAGCGTTCTACAACTAAACTATTTCAGCTTCTGGTAAACTAAAATAATCATTTTCGTATTAGTTTATGATTTTATCATATGTACTTTGTAAATCTACATTATAATCAGATTTAATTTTAGCAGCTCTAGCTCTAACCTCTGGATCATACAATCTTTCAATACTTCTATTGCGTAAATCATTCCAGTCAGATTGTTTCTATAACTTACTTATATCTGGAGTAATTCCCGTTATTCTGTTTAGTTGCTGATTTAATGATTTCTTATAATTACTAACCGTTGGAATGAATGGTACAACTGTCAATGCTGCTAATCCAGCCCCTAACCAATCTTTATTCTTTAAAGCCTGTATTGCATCGTATATACTTAAAGCGTCACCAATAACTGGAGCATCGTATAAATCAAATACACTTCTTACATAACCTGCACCTGGATTATATCCATATGTAGGATTATATGGATCTCCTTTAGGATCAAAGTTAGTAATAGGTCTTTCACTAGTATTCTGTGGTGGATCTTCATCTACAATACCACCATCTGCATACTTCTTCCAATCCCAGTACTTCAGCTAGGGATTATTCTCCCTAGCCTACTTATACTGTTGCATTCTCTATCTAAATGCTTCACGTTCCATAATTATTTACTTTTCTTTCCACTTTTAGATGACTTTTTGCCACCTTTCTTTCCACCGCATGCCATAATTATAAATTTTTAATATAGTTAAACCAATTTTTCTTATTCTCTCTATAGGTCTTTTTACGATTTTTTATTTTATACTTATTAGTATTAATTTCGTAATCAGATTTATCTTCATTTGCGTATGCTTCCATTTCGTAAGGTATTGTATAGTATGCCGATGATGCTGGATAAGTAATAGGATTGCCTTTGATCCACTCCCATACATAATCAGCGTAATACTTTAACCAACTACCCTTATTCTCAGCCTACTGTAAATGTATATTTTCGTGATTCCAAGTAGTAGTTTTAATATCAGATTCTTTCTTTTTAGTCAAAATATATCCACACCAACTCATTGCAGAGTATCCACTAAAAGGATAATGATCCATATGTTTATACTATACTTTATCTTTATTCTTAGTAGTAGTAAATAATTGTTTTACTAACCACCACGTTTCTTTAAACCAGTTCATAGTTATTTAGATTTAGATTCGCCTACTACTTTATTTCTCAAAGCTGTCTTTGCCTTTAGCTTCTCTCTATCCATAGCAGCTTTATCAGACATACGTTGCAACTCAGTTTCATGCTTCATTCTATCTTTTTCAAGCTGTATCTTCTTATTTTCAGCTTCTCTCTTCTGTTCTATTTCTCTACGCTTATTGTTAAGTTCTAATTGTTTAGTAGCAATATCAGAATTTATCTTCTACTATTCTAGAGCTTGTTTTCCTATTTCAATTGGATCAGGAATTCCATTCATATCTTGATCCATATTCTCAGCACCACGATAAGCATTAAGTTGTGCTACAGTAATTTTAGTAGCATTGTCTTGATCTACTTTATATTTTTCAAGATCCATTTCAGCTTCCTTAAGCATAAGCTCTTCTTCTTTAAGCTGATTCTATTGTTCTGCTATTTGCTGTTGTGCTTGTTGTTCAGCTTGTTGCTGTTGCTGCATCTGTTCCATTCTTTTCTATTCAATTTCCTCAAGTCTGTTCTTAATCATACTCATATTATCTAAAGTAATGATTTCAGCAATATCTAATAGACTAGCACCATTCTACATAGCAGGTTGTAACAGTTGCTTTAATTGATCTATATACTGTTGATTCTTAGTACTATCATCTACAAATATATCCATATCTTCATAGAAGAAATTATCAGATAATTGTACAAATGCTCTAGTGGCATCATCCAATATATAATTCAAGTATCTCTTACTATCTTTCCAAGCTGCTTTAGAAGTATTCAACAACATAGTTAATACTCTTCTCTTTACCTAATTGTGATTCCAGAACCAAGGTTCAGTAATATGATAAGACATATTAACAGCAGTATTAGCATTACTTACTAATTCACTAGCAGCAATCTGTCCTTGTCTTTGTGGAGTAATACCAGTAAGCTTAGCTACCATATCTTCAATCTTCTACATTAATTGAATATACTCAGCTATTACATTACTCATAGTTAAGTCCCAAGAAGATAACTAGTTGAATTGAGATGGTTTACCTCCTTCACGTCCTGGTATATCCCATCCTTCATCATATGGATTAATAAAAGCTACACCTAGTGCACTTAAGTAATGCATCCACTTGTTAACATCAATATTCATAGATTTAGGTATCTAAGTAATATCCATTACTGCTACTTTACCTTTATCTCTAGATAATGCTAATTCAAGTCTATACCACACTACAATATACATATACTGTAATGGTTTCATCATACTTACTAATGATCTAGGTTTACTATTAGTATTATTATACACTACACCAGTGTAAGGTAATTTCTGTGAATTAGGATTATCAGCAGATATATGTTGATATTCAATAGGTTGAATTCCTATGTACATATCATCACCAATTCTATATCCTTCCCATACTTCAATAATCCAATCCCATTCTACAGATTGTTCAGTACCTGTTACTTTATAATCTTCATCTACTTGAAATTCTTCAGCTTCTCCAGTTTCTGGATTTAGTAAAGTAACAAATCCTATCTTTTTGAAAGATTTCCAACAGCAGTGATATACTGTTATATGATCTACATCAAACGGATTATCTGTAAAACTATTGATCTTATGCAATTTAATAGATTCATAATCCATACTAGTCTTTCTTATTTCTGGATTATTACCAGCTCCGGGTCTTTGATCAATAAGTTCTAATAATTCATTTAGTTGTCTTTCAGACATTTTATCATAGAATCTATCGTATATCTCAGTAGCAGACATAATCATCTTTCTACGACACCATGCGGCATCATCTATGAATTCTAAGTCTAAAGAATGCTCATAATCAAAGTACATAGGGTTTACTCTTTCTACATAAGGATCTCCATTGATTACACCTACATAGTATATTTCTTCTCCACCTATTAAAGCATCTTTCCAACCTTTATAAAACTCATGAGTAAGATTTAATTTTCTCTTTAGAAATTGTAATGCATGATAAGCTTCAGTTTCTGCTATATCTTTATAATCTCTCTATAGATACTTAGCTATAGCTTCTGGAGTCTAGATTTCTCCTGTAGCTAATGCTTGTTCATATCTAGCTGCTTGTTCTGGACTTAACTTACTTGCTATAGTAGCTTGAATATAATCCATTAACATTTCTTTAGCTTTTTCCTACATTTCACTAGCAGCTATATCACTTGTACGTTGTGGATGAAAATTAAAAGGTCTCTTAGTTTCTTCACCAAGTAACTGATCTACATACGGTTTAATGATATTATAATCCTATGCCATAGCAGGAAATCCATCATCTTGTTTAAATGGATTAGTTACATATTTAAGATCCTTTTCATTATATATGCTATTATATAAATCATAGTAAGTCTACATCTCGTCAGATCTAGATCTACCATTACCACCAAATCCTGAATCTCCAGCGCCTACTACATAGTCTACGCAGGCTTCTTTCCAGGCTTGTGTCTTCTTTGACATTGGTAGTTTCTGTGCAGGGAAACTTTTAGTATTCTTCATAGTTAAAATGTATATACATTATCGTCATTAGAAAATACTCTAGGAGTATCGTCATTGAACCAACTCTGCGCAAAAATTGGTCCATCAAAGAGCATCTTCTATTTATTTTCTTTTTCTTTCTTTTTAACAACTACATTATACAGTTGTTCTCTATATATCATAACCTACATCAACGCCATCACTCGGTCAAAGTTACCTGTATCATTATAGCTTATTAGCTCTTCTAATAGCGGCTCTGATAGTATCCTAGTTAGGTTTTTCTTACCTGGTGCATACTCTTCATTCAACCATTCTTTTATCATACCTTCACCCCATTGCTTTATCTACTTATTCATGTGACAACCTTTTCTTCTTTGTACTTTAGAATTACTAACTATATCGTTAATAATATCAGGCTGATCAGCTAATAAGTAATCGCAATGTTTAGCAGTAAAGTAAGGGAATAGACCTTTGCGTTCATTTTCATACATTATACGTGCATTGTAGTATAATGCTAACTTACGTAAATTCTCATAATACTCTTCAGCTGTTGCAGGTCTACCAGTATATTCAGCTACTATAATATCATAATACTCTTCAAAGTTCTAAAACCTCTTATATACTATAGATGATCCTAATGAATTAGTACCAGACTAGTCATGATCATAAGGGTCTACACCTATTATATATAATCCAGCTGTTGCATCTTTAGCTGGATGTTCCCATATAACTATTGAGCCAGTAGGATCATCGTCTTTACCAAGTGGATACTTAGTAACATCGCCATGTTTCTTAGGTATCCATTTGATACTACCAGATTCGTCAAATATTAAATCACCTACTTGTTTATGATTCTATAACTAAGTATTAGTACGAATAAGTCCTAATTGCTACTATAGTTCTTTTTTAGGAAATATATTACCACCAAATTCTAGACACGCTTCTTGTGGAGTAATACATCTTTCAGCTACATATCTATCTATAGTATTAGCATTAGTAGCATTTTCTATTACTTTTCTACGTTCAGATAATGTATATTCTAGAGCTAATTTGTGTAATGTATTTCCATCTTTATCCATGTAAAGACGGTTTCCTTTTTCATCTCTAATATCATTATTAGTATACTGCGGAATAAAAAAGCCACATTTTTTGTTACTAGTATGTTCGTCCCATATATTATCAAATCCTAAGCAGTTATATCCATCTGGATTATAGAACATGTCTTTTAATGTTTCAAAATGGCTACCTTCGTCACCGCCTGTCCCAAAAGCTATCATTGTACCAAAAGCTACATCGTCTTGTTCTACAGATGGTCTAGCAATTTGCCACGCAGCTCCTAATTCTGGGCACGAACCCGCTTCTTCAAATATAATCAATTTACCAGCTTTACCACGTACTATATCAGGATTATCTTTCAAAGTAACACCAATAATCTCTGACTTGTAACCCATTTCTACTTCTTTACCAAATTCATCCTTAGTCCAGAATCCAGCTCGTTTACGCATAGTACTGTTAACAGATCGCTTCTTACCCCAAGCTGTATGCTTATCTATAAAGTCCATATAGTCCCAAGCTTTAGTAAGAATACCATCTTCAGTAAGATACTACTTGTTAGAAGCGTATATATACGTCTTAGTACCAGGCAATAGATAATAGTTACGACAAGCCATCGAACCATTTTTATATGAATAACCTTTACGACGTGACTTAAGTACACACATATGTTTACCTTGCTCTTCAGCTTCCTACATAGCCTAGAAAAAAAAGTAATCGTAATCGTAGAAGTCTGGGAACTATAATTCACGTTTTTTTATTACTTTTGTAGTACCGTCTGGTTTATTTTTTATTTCATGCACAATACGTTGAATAGGACAAAAGTTAATATAAAAATAGTTATACCCAGTGATGTAATCTCCATCCTCTGCGGTATAACCATTAATGCAACGATCTTTCTATTCGTCCCAGTATTGAAAGTATTCTGATGAACCAGCTGGATATAAACAATAACGCCCTGTAGTTAAAAACTACAGAGCTGGCTATCTAAACTTATCACTATTTAATATTTTCTTCTAGAAGTCAATCATAGTTTATTCTTTAATTGGTCGCCCTACCACCGAATCGAACCCGGACCTAGAGGGTTAGAGCCTCTCGTGCTACCACTACACCATAGGGCAATATGCCAGGGAATATTTAATGTCTGTCCCTGTCAGACCTCTCTATCAGTTCAACGAGATTATTTCTTAAACAAACTCTTTAGCCAATGAATAGTACGCTTAATAATACCTTTCTTCTTAGATTCAGCTACTGCTTCTTTATTATATTCTTCAATCAAAGATTCACTAGTTTCTTTAACTGCTTTATCGGCTTTTTGTTTGTTATCAATTTCTTTTTCAAGCACATCACAAATTTCTTCAGTGCTATTGCATTTTGTTAAATCAAGTACTTTCTTCATAGTTTCTTTATTTATATTCATATAACGTACTCATTAATTTATTGTTATAAACTTGTGTATAATTTGCACAAATTAAGCTAATTCATAAGGATTAATCTGAGCATCTCCACGTACTTTAGTAGTACTAACTTCTTCAGCTTTAACTGCTTTTTCGAGGAAATCTAGTGTCTGAAAGGTAGCTTTTACTTTTTCCATACCAGCTAATAGATCTTTAATTTTCTTTTCATCTAACTGCTCTTCTAGAGAATCTTCGTAATACTTACTAATAGTATCTACTTTGTTTCTCATACTATCCAGCATCCTCAGATTCCTAGTGTATATTAGCTTCTTATAATCATCTTCACAGGACTTCTCTTCTACTGTAAGCTTATAATCTTCATTACCAAAGTATAACTGCTTAAGCTTCTTTTCTCTAATATCTGGTTCTAACTGAAGTACATATGGAGATTTAAAATACCACATAAGTACTATATAACTTATTACATTTGTAGCTTGTGTTTTATCTGGCTTATCGGCCTCCCATAACTTTTTAAAGAATGGGAGACCCAAAGCGTCAGGGTGTATTACTACTTTACCACCATTTATATCAAATAGCTTCATCAGTTACTTCTTCAACACTAGGTTCAAAATTCTCTGGCATAAACTCTTCAGGGTGCTGAGCTCTATACTCTTCTTCAGCTTTAGTATTAGCAATAGCATCTAACAGTTGATAGAATTTCAATTCTACTTCTTCTCGTTGTTCAGCAGGAATAGTAGGCATCAACTTTTCAATAGACTGCTTCATTACTTCTTCAGTAAATTCACCTTGTACAGTTTCTGTTCTGTAAGGCAATCCGTTAATGTTAACATCAATAAAATTTCCAACACCTGATGCACTCACTGGAGTAATTGTAATATTAAGTTCTTTCATATTCTTATTATTTATTTTCATTATTTTGTTCTGCTGTAACTTCTCCAAATCCTTTTTCTCCTCTTTCAGTTTCACTTAGCTCTTCTACTAAAGTAGGTTCTAATATAGAACAAGGTACAATAACTAATTGAGCAAATGGTTCATCTATAGTATATACTGTAGGAATAGCATCTGTAGTTACTTTAAATTTAGCCATCAACTCTCCACGATATCCAGCATCTATTAAACCTACTCCATTTGTTAAAGCTATAGAACGTTTACTGATTGAAGACTTCATCATAAGTAAACCACAATATCCTTCAGGAATCTCTACTGCTAAATCAGTATGATATACAAGAACCAACTTGCCACTATTATCTACTTCTTGAGTAATACGAGTAGCATACAGATCCAATCCAGCATCTCCTGCTGTAGCTCTAGTAGGCAACTTGCCTTCAGACTTCTTAATCTCTTCTGTACCGTCTTCTTTCTTTACTGAGTAATCTAACTTTTTAAATTTCAACTGTTCCATAATTCTTTTTCTACTTTTCTATAACCTTCTTCTAAAACTTCTACTATCTCTTTAATTATTTCATTCTTAATTGTATCAACATTAAGACCTTGTGTAACTTCTTTAGAGTGTACGATTCCGTGAGTAACACCTTCTTCATTTTTACGTATGAAGTGAACGTGTAAAGTAGGATTACCAATACGGTTTTTATTTACATCTATATCCTATGTTTCCCACCAAATAGCTTCTAAATTATTCATCTTGTTCAATATCTTTTGTATTAATACTAATTGCTTTACCATGATGAAATCCCCAATCTAAGAATACTGTATTACAAAGTACATGATCTATATGAGGTAGTCCACTTTCAGGATCTATTAATTCTCCTTTGTCTATAGCAGTAAGATGCCTTAGTAATGCTGCTTTATATCTTTTCCAAAAATCTGGAAGATTTTGCCAACTATTATCTGAGTATTTCTGAGCTCCATAAGTAAGTACCTTACCAATGTTTTCAACAACATCTAATGGAACTAGATCCATTCTTACTTTACCACAATCATATTTCTTACCATCATTCTCCATCTTCAATATACTTATTAGTTAAACAATTGTACAATCCTTTTATCTGTAGCTGTCTAGTTTCAATGCTGTCTGTATCTTTCAACTTAGCTAAACCTTCTAGAATATCATCCACGAATTCATTGTATGTTAAGGAATAGTTGTTGATCTTCTTATCTGCAACTTCCATTAACTCTTTTAGCTCTTCACTGATATTAGATCCAAATTGTTTAACGTTGTTTTTCTCAAATTCCCATAGAGCTAATGAATCTTCTTTACTCTGTCTTTCCATATTCTTTCATTACTTTAATAAAACATCCAGCAGCCCAGCCAACTAAATACGCATACCCTTCGTTACCACCACCTGAGAATTCTTCTCCATTCATACCTGTAACTTCAAAGTAATAATCAGTTATGTGAACTGATTCGTGTGCTATATGCGTACCATCTAATTCATCAGGTCTATATATTATGCAAATAATACCCATCTCAGAACTACTGTTTAACATAACCGGTCTACATTCTGCAATAACATCTCCGTCATACGTCTTTAACATTTCTTCTTCAGCTTCTTTTCGTATTTTATCGAAACCTGGTAATAAGTTGTATATAGTGAATTTCTTTAATATTGTGTATACATCTTCTTCCTTTTCTATTATAGCTATCCAAAATGTTCTAGGATATATATTATCAAACTTTCTTAGTATCATATTCTTAATAGTTTACTGTCACTAATTGCTATATACATCTGTATATTGTTAAGTAATACAGGATCAAAGTAAATAGAATCTAACCAGTGAATCTTATAATTAGGTGTCAAGCATTCTTCAATAAACTGTCTCATTTTGTTTCTTTGTATCTCTTTTTTAATTTAAGTTTAAATAAGTAAGCAAACATAATATCTTTAGTATCTTCATCATTTGACATTACTTCTTTAGCAAACTTAAATGGACTATTGCATATTACTTCTATAACAGGATAAGGTAAATTATATTTGTTTGCCAGACTTGAGTAAATTGATATCTTTTTTTGCTGTTGCATTTATATAATATTCACTAGTTTCTAACTCTGTTAAAGATTCTCTGATAGTATTAGGTCTAATAGAATTTATTATTACTATAATATCAGATTCATCTAAATCGTGATTTCTATATAATATATCAGATAACTTTTTAATTTCTTTGTTAGAGTAAGGTTTCTTCGGAACGAAAGAAGTTAATTTTAAATTAGAACGTAAGTTAAAAAGATGTCTGAAATACCGTACTAACCTATTACTTCTATTCTCTACATGTACTATATGCCCATTGTCAAAGATCATATAGAAATGTTTATTATTTATTTTATTATTCATTTACTCTTAGTATTAATGTTATTTGCACCCTATCTTTTATTATCTCTGGAATTAGTATCTTATTAACTACTAATTCATCTTCTGCTTTTCCCTGTACTAAAAGACCCTCTTTCTTGAACTTACTTATATATCTACTTAAGTTATCTGGAGTAATACCCATAGTACTTTTAATCATTCTACGATTGTCAGTATTGGCTACATTTTTACTTACACCAGGTATTGGAGTAAAGTTCACATCTAATTCAACGAACTTAGTAAGTAACTCCAATTCCCTATTTGTAAGTTGTAGTATACCATTTAAAGCGTTAAGGTATTCATAGTAAAGATTGCCTTTATTAACAGTCTTTACTAATTTATTCATCTAACAAATCTTTAATACTATTGAGAACTTTATTTAAATTATGGTATACAGTTTCTGCTTCTACTTTAACACACTGTTGAACATTGCCTTCATTATAATCCTTCATCAATTCGTTATAATCTTTGGTATATGTATCAATCAAAGTATTAACGTATTCTTTTACTTTCTCTAACTTATCGCAACAGCATTCACATTCATCCACACCTTCTTGTGCTTCTTCACTGTACCAAATTACATAATCTTTATTGGCTAATTCTTCCATAGTAGAAGAATCAAATGCCATTGAAGTATAAGTTTCTGTATCTGATACTACTTCAGATTTCTGAAGTTCCCACAAGTTTAAATCTTCAACTTTAGTAAACGCATCACCTTTTTCAGCGAAGCTAAAATCCTTAATTACTTTGTATCCTTCCATATGTCTAACTTTTTATTTAATATCTTTTGTTTAAATTCTTGTATTCTGTTAAAGTTCTTCTTACACTCTTCATACCCATCAATTCTGCCTTGAATGTATCCTTCGTGTTTTCCTTGAGCATAAGTAAGAGCACCAAAGCCAATAACACTTACAAGTATTATTATTATTGTTCCCATAATGCCCTTAAAACGCACTAATATAAAAAGTGTTTAAAATATTTAACATTTATTAATGTTTAGTAAAGTAGTAGCAAAAAGAATGCCCTGCCCTGATGGCAGGGCAACTTATCAACCTAATATTTAACATAAACATTCAATTCATGAATGATAGCTTATTTAACGACTTTAGCTACAACGTCGTATGGCTTAACTAATTGTGAGTCTTTAAATAGATCAAAGTCTTTAGCAAATTTCTTGGGGTATACTATAGTATCACCAACCTTAATGGTACTATCAGTACCGATTGGAATAGATAGAACAATACCTTTTGCAAAATCTGATTCAACTTCTTTAGTATGAGTCTTTACTTCATACTTATTAAAACCTTCTTCATCCTTTTCCCCAGTAGGGATTTGTTCAGTATACTCTTTAGTAACCATGATAGGAGCTAAAGGTTTTACTAATATATCTTTTTCAAAACTATATTCCAATCCGTTTACCACTGTTTCTAGTACTTTATCTTCCATAATATTTACTTTATAATATCTATTAACGCAGTAAGTAAAGTAAGGTTACTCATCTATATGATTAAATTTACGCTTAAATATATATCCTTTATGGCAGATATCCATTCTATCTTTAAAGTTAGCGCAGTTCATATTATTAACAAACGCACAACCTACACAACAACCTTTACTAAGCTCAGGAGTAGCTATATAAGTTTTATTCCTGAAAACATACTCAATTCTATCTGCTTTTTTTTGTTCGTTCTTTTCCATAGTAATACCGTTTTAGGGGCTACCTTTTTTAACCAAAGACCGTCAGAAAGGTAGCTAAACTGAGCCTACTTACGATTAGGATTCCCTGGTGCGCTTCTACTTTACAGTAACTTCTTTAAGCGTGGAATGTACTACGATCCCGTGTACTTAGGGCACATTACTTTGTTAATTTATTTAGTATGATATAAGCTAGACACCCTAACATACCTACTAAACATAGTGCAGTAAATTCTGTCATTTAACTGTATTTATTTCTTTCTTAAATTGTTTATATAAATCTTCAGAGAAAGTATATTCTATTTGTCCTGGTAAAGTAAAGGATCTATAATTATCATTTAATTTATAGTTCTTACTTATCTTACTTAAGTAAAGGCAATTAGAATACTGTTGATCTCTTTGTCTTATGAAATAGTAATTCATGCTTCTGTTATTATAAATCCATACAATCTCATTAGATTCTACTAAGTAGAAGAACTTAGTTTATATACTTCATTTGCAATAAAGTTTATATCATCATTTGAGTACATATTGTTAATAATAAGTTAATAGTAATTCTAAAGTAATGGGACTTACATCATCTACTTTAGTTAATTCTTCTAATATGTCTTCTGTATTCATACTGTATTTAACTGTATCTACTGTATACAGTAACGCATATTTAACTATATTGGTTATTATTATTAACATTTATTATGAATATTTATTTAAGTTTAATAGCTATTTTTTAACATTATTTAAAATAAAAATATATAAAAAATTTTTTTGGTGAAGAAATCTGCGTGTGTTAAGCTATCCCTAAACAAGACCCCTGTAACCTCGTTGCGCGGGAAGACCCCGTGCACTTTGGTTAAACGTTCGATAAATCTCACTAAAACAATATTAGCATATGAAATTCAAAGTTGAACATGAAGGTGATGTTTACGCAGTTGCTATCGCAACTGGTACATCTACAGATGGACGTAAGTACGCAAACGTACTTTTGAAAAAAGAAGCAGTTCTCGCTATTCGCTCTAACTACTCTTTATTCCTCGATCCTAATGACGAAACACTTATGAATCAGTTAAATCTTACAGATTTAACCTATTCTGAAGATGGGACACGTAAAGTGACTTTACTTAAAGAACCAATTAAACTTCAAGAGAAGTATAAATTGATAAGTGTAAGTCATGCGCCTTACAAGGTTAATGACAGAGTCATTAGGAGTACATACTGCGTATGTGAAGAATCTGACAGCACGCAAGCTACTGTCGATAGAGCTGTACAGAGGGGTTTTGACAGAGCTGAAAGCTTCTTCAAAAACCCAGAATTTTACGATGATTATCGTAAATTCGTACTCTTCGATGTATCGAAGGAGGAGCTTGAGAGTCTGTTACAACAGACTGAAGAACTGGAGGATTAATTCCTCCAGCATCTTCCTTGTTATATTAATATATAGCCTAACCTAACATCATTCCTATGTTATGCCATATATACTACTCAGACTCTAACATGACTTTAGAAGATTATGGAAGAGTAATATTTGCTATAATAACAGTAATAGTAATATACAAAATAATATTACATATTAGTAACCATAATAACAAACATAATGAACCATCAGATGAACATTGATGAAGCTATTGCTATTGCAAAAGAATATCATCTTGAAGCAGAAGTAATCAAATGCATCAACCAAGGTATGTCACCAATCGAAGCATTAATCGAATGGGATTTAATATAAACAAAAAATAAGAAGCATAGATATATACATACTGATCAAGTATATATTGATTAAAAGATCAAAAAAACGAGCAACCAACGTGAAAAACCAATGGTGTAAAATAATGCTCCAAGATACTGTTGATTACTTGAGTATCATTATTAAAAATTATATGATAAATACTTTTATTTAAGTTGGAGTTGCCAGGGTTAAGACCCCTGATTTGAAAGTATATAATAGTATTATAAATAACTCTCTCTATTATCCTAGGTATGTAATAGAGAGTTTTCTCATAAAAAACTCAATAACTTTCCAAGACATTGAGGACACCAGTTTCTTATATGTTACGCATGAGGGTCGAACATACTCCTTGCGATATAAGTTTTAGGTGTAAAATGCTAATTATTTATTTCTATATTATAAGGATACAGCCATACTATCCTTTACTTTATTATTACTTAACCATACACTACAGTCTGTGAAGATAGTAGTGTTTTAAACTGATTATTAACTTAAAACTATATATATGAGCAGACTTTAATCTAACAAATAATATTAAAAGTTAAAATTATGAAAACCAAAAAACACTTTATCAGAAAGTATGAACTATTAGTTAGATGTATTCAAACTAATCTAGAGTTCTTTATTGCGTAATTTTAATGTGGCTAGAAAAGCAGTGGCAAGCCTGTATATAGACACAGAGCCTGATTACGTAATTAATAGTATCATCGTAGTGTGTGATACGATTTGTATAAGCACTATCTAAACTCAGTATAAAGGAGTTTTCACTATTTTAGATTTGAAAAATAGTTCTGAGCATCTGTCACTAGATGAACAAAGAGTGACAACGTAACTATGCGTAAATAGTAGGGGACAGCATTAGCTGTCCTCTTTATATGTTTAATCAATAAACTAAAAAAAGATATGACATTAGAACAATTTCAAAATCTTAAAATCGGCGACATAGTAGTAGCTAAATTAGTTAACTCAAAACAAAGTCGCGTTAACCCTGTTACTAATATTGACAGAGGAAATCTAAAACTACACATCGGTAAGAGTGGAAAATGGCGTAGCTATTTGCAATTTGAAGTATTAACTGCGGATTACGTAGTTAAATGGATCAAACGAAGAATAGATAGTAAATCATCTCCTCATTTTACCATTGAAGTTAAAAGTGATACTGAAGTAACATTTAAAGTTCATAAAAAAGTACAATTCAATCAATGAAAAAGTTAACAGAACAACAAAAAGTCAGAAGGCAAATATTATTTAATATGCCTTATTTATTGCTTACGTTTCTTATTAAAGAAAAAGTATTAGATAGCTTTTTAGACGGCAGTAGTAAATATGCTCACGATAAAAAAATAAACTTAGAATCATTTTATACAAAATTAAGAGTTCCTAGTATGGCAATTGAATGTACACTTATATCTGTCTCTTATACACATCTGACGCTGCCGACGA